ACTCGACTAAGACAAGTGGTAATCCGCACCATGTTACAAAAACTGACGTTGGATTAGGAAACGTAGACAATACTGCCGACTCTGCAAAATCAGTAAAGTACGCTACTACCGCTGGCTCTGCTAATGCCGTGGCATGGGGTAACATAAGCGGTAAACCTTCTACATACGCCCCGTCTTCTCACACACACGATGACCGCTATTACACCGAAAGTGAAATGAACACAAAGCTCAATGCCAAGGCAGCGAGCGATGTTGTAACCATATCTAGCACAAAGCCCACTAGTAATACATGTAAGTTGTGGATAAAAATTTAAAATTATTGGGCAAAGTATTATAATTTTTACCTTCTAATTTTTAGGTACAATAGAGAGAAAAATCTTAAAGACACTACGAAGATATGGTAATGAAGTTAAATCAGATTCCATATAATAAAATAGATTAACTCTTACCATATCTTCTTTTATATATATGTATCACTGCATATCGCTAAGGAGAACACCATGAACGAATATCCTTATTTTAATCCATATGCGCCATATATGCCTATGCAGAATAGCGCGTACCCACCAGCAAACCAAATTCAAGGGGTTAGATTTGTGTCTAATCGTCAAGAAGCGGAAAGTTGTGCCGTTCCTCGTGGAACAAAAGCGCTGCTTATGGATTCAAATAAGGATATTTTTTATTTGAAAGAAACTGATATGAATGGTATATCTACTATTTCAGAATACTCCTTCAAAAAAGTTGAGCCGCAGCTGTCTAATATGTACAATGATTTGTCTAAGCAAGAATATTCTCACATACAGATATTACATTCACATTTACTCAAGGTTTATGAATCTTTTGGAGAACAAACTGATATGGTGCAGAATCTATTTGATTGGCAAAACAAGAAAATAATTGACGGTGCGGCACATGTCAAGACATTAATTGATATGTACAAGTAGCTTAAATTTTTGGGCAGAATTATGTAAATAGTTCTGCCCTTTTTTTATATAAATTAGTAAAAATTTTAGAGAAATAAAAGGAGGTAGAAATTGGGCAATTCTATTAGCGTATGGGCCGAAGGGGTAACCAATACTGGCTTTACTGTTGTTGGTAAATTTAATAATAATGGTTATACATATGAATATTCAGGTACACGTTTTACACTATCAGTTAACGGCAATAATATTTATGACCAAAAACTAACGTTTTCAAAAGGCCAATCTTTTACTTATTCAGCTTATTATAATGCTGGTGCGTCTTCATCTGCAAGAACGTTTACTATCGGAGCTTGGTGGAATTCTGCTGGTTTCGGCTACGTTGACAATTCATCGGCTTCTAATACTGTTACGATTGGTGCGTCTATTTCCGTACCTCCAAATATTACAAATGTAAAGTTGTCAAGAAACTCAGACACTTCATTGACAGGAACTTGGACTAATAACGGCAGCGGGTCTAACGGCGTAACAAAGAATATTACCGACTTCTACGCTGAAAATGGTTCAAATGGTTCATGGACAAATAGCGTAGGCGGAAACGGTGTACGTACTAGCCAAGCATTTACAAGTGCTGCAAATGGAAAATATCAATTCCGAGTAAACTCAGGCAATAGCGCAGGTAATTCTGCTACATTATATTCAAATTATATATATACGTTACCAGCAATGCCGACTATTTCTAACGCTGTTGGTATTATTTATCCTTCTGTTGGTGGTCTAAACTTTACAGTAGACACAAGCGCGGCACACTATCCATCTGGTAAAATCGACTGGCAATATTCTACCAATGGTGGTTCTTCTTGGTCTGGCGTAAATACTAGTAATAGTCCTGTTGTATCTATTGATTCTAGCTCGTCCGCGTTTAATAGTTTTATTATGGGATTGAAAACCAATAATAACTGTTATGTTCGCGCTCGATGTTATAATGCAGATAATACATTGGTATCTGGTTGGTCTGCGGCCAAAAAGATTACTGTTAAAACACAGCCAGTTGCATACGTCAATCTTCCAAGCGGAGCTAAGATAAAAGCCGTATATATCAATAAAGGATAGTAATCCTAGGAAATAAAAGGAGTATAAATGAGAATTTTAAACGAGGAAGACGTTGAGATTAAAGAATCTGACGTTGATACTACGAAAGGCTATCTAAAGTCTGATAAGAAATTCATTGTCCATCATGAGGAACAACCCGAAGTACCTGAACAGAAACATTATGAAGTTAAACGTTTTGTCTTTGAAGATGGCTCGCAAATGCTTATTGAAAGCAACGAGGACCCGCACGTAAAAGTTATTGATGACCAAGCAGGTGTCTTTGAATACGTAGACCAAGACGAAGGCAATGTCTATCATGGTGCAGAAATTAAATCTGTAATCGACCAAGAGCATATAGAGCATAAGGACGCATATGACGAATATGAGGATATTCAACGTTACGTTCTATATACCGAAGCCGAACTTAAAGAACGTAAGGAAATGGAAGAAAAGCAGGCAAAGCAGGCTGCATTTATGGAAAATGGTCCTGACCAGCTTGAATCCAATACTACATCTGTCGGTGATTTAACTATTATGTTGTCTGAAATCGTTGCAGGAAGTGATGAATAATGGCAGTATCTAAAATGGCCTTTAAAATCGTTAAAAGTGCAGTACAAATCCGTCTTGAACGAGGTGAAGAACTGGAAGATATTCTCGCCAGCTATCCTAAACTGTCTGCGGAACAGACTGTTGAACTTCGTGAATTCTATACTCCAAAAGAAAGTGAGTAATTATGGACTTTATTCTAGGTGCAATTGCTTGTGCATTGCTAATTACCATTATCGGCACTGTTAAGAAATTTGTCGTTAATCGTTTTATTCAGATGGAATCTGATATTAACGACCTTAATGAACTTGTCTCTGAAATTGTATCAGGAAGTGATGAATAATGGCACGTCCCACTAAAGGTGTTTCCGCACTCGCTTTTAAAATCGTTAAGAAAGCTGTTAAGATTCGTCTAGACCGTGGCGAAACTCTTGATGATATTCTTGCTAGCTATCCTAAGCTATCTCAGGCTCAAGCTGATGAAATTCTTGAGGAATTCAAGAATTATAAATCTGAATAGGAGATTTAACAATGTTTGATTTATCAACTATCTCTACCTATCTCGTTCCTAGTGTAGTTATTCTATGTCTTTTGGTCGGCTACATTATTAAGAACTTGATTCCAAATGATTCTATTAACCGTTTTATTCCTCTTATCGTAGGTGTGCTTGGCGTTGCCGCCACAATCTTTACTGCCGTCACAACAGGTGTTCCAATTACTGTTGATGTTGTAGTTGCAGGATTAAGTAGTGGCTTGGCAAGTACAGGTCTTTTTGAAGCCTATAAAAATCTTCTCAACGGTTCCGATAAAGAATCTAAATAATGTTACACAAGGGAGCCTAACGGCTCCCTTTTTTATTTCCAACAGAAAGGAAAATTATGGATTGGAAAAACATTCAAGCTGATGTAACCAAGATTCTGCCTTGCGACTATACCGCAGGTCGTGAAGGTGCTAACATTACTGGTATTACTATTCACCATATGGCTGGCAATCTTTCTATCGACCAATGCTATAATCTATGGAGCCGTTCGCAGACTTCTGCACACTATGCGGTTCAGTCTGATGGCAAAATCGGCCAGATGGTCAATGATTGGGATACTGCTTGGGCTTGCGGCAATTGGTATGCTAATACGCATACTATCTCTATTGAACACGCTAACAACAACAGCCATCCTTGGACCGTCTTCCCTGCTGCTCTAGAGTCTGGTGCGCATCTTGTAGCTGCTCTTTGTCTCTATTATAATCTTGGCCGTCCTCAGTGGCTAGTCAATGTCTTCCCGCATCGCTACTGGTCTGCTACAGCGTGCCCTGGTGAATTATATGGCTCTCAGAAAGACGAGTATATTAACCGTGCGCAGCAATGGTATGATGCAATGAAGAATGGTTCACAAGCTGCTCCTGCTCCTTCTACAAATAAGCCTACTCCTGCGCCTGCTCCTACTAATAAGCCAGCTCCCGGCAAGGCTATCGTTAATGTCCATTATGCTTTACGCAATCTTAACGGTGGTTGGAATGGTACAATTACTAACTTCAATAATTCTGATTCCAACGGTTTTGCTGGCGTTCCTTGCGGCAAGCATGATTATCTATGTGCTTGGGTTGACCACGGTACTCTCAAGTATCAGGTTCACACTCAGCAGGACGGCTGGCTAGACTACGTATCACAAGGTAATCAGAATGACCTTGTTAATGGCTGTGCTGGTATCGGTGGTCATGCGATTGACGGTGTTCGTATGTTCTATATTACTCCAAAGGGTGAAAGCTACAAGCAAGTATACTATCGTTCTCAGACTGTTGACCGTGAAGGTTGGCTAAACTCTGTATGCGATGACGGTTCTACATATGGTGGCGATGATTTCGCTGGTATGTATGGTGAAGCTCTTGACCGTCTACAAGTCTGCATTTCTGATGCTAACCCATTTTAATTAAACAAAATAAGGGGTATTCTCTTAATTGAGAATACCCCTCTTTTTTTTTATAGCTTTTTAGAAAGCCGATTCAGTTCTATTGATTTCGATATTTGCCGCACACCCAATACAAATAGCATCTGCGGTATCGCTATCTACTTTTTTTTCATAGTGCTCTTGGATAAAGTCAATGGCGGTTTGTTTTTGCTCCGCTCTCTTTCTGCCCCATGACATACCGTATTTATCTTTCAGTACCTTGCGCCAATGTGATGGAGACAAACAGTATAGATTTTTTTCGTGCTTTTCACACCAAAAGAGAATCATGGCTTGAATATATGCTAATTTTTTGTATGTTTCAACATTGCCCATCTGCAATTGAATATCTTCATATGCAATAGCATCAAAATGATAGGCCGCATATAGCTTATCTAGATTCTCAAGAAACTGCGTTAATCTTTTACCTAGCTCTTGGTTTGACTTAATTTCAAAAGTACCATATTTTATTAATTTATCATCATCAAAAATCGCCACGCCTGTTACTCGACTAGCTTGGTCAAGTGCCAAGAGACGCATTAAACATCAATCCCTGCGAAGTCAAGTTTATTTGCATACAGCTTGGCAAACAGCACAGTGTTTGTAACTGCGCCTACGCCATTTGGGACTGGTGTGATGTATGCGGCCAAATCTTTAACACTATCATAATCTACATCGCCGCAAATATGACCATGCTCGTCATAGTTAATGCCAACATCAATGATGTTTAAACGAAATGCGTCAAGATTAGAAGTATTAAAATACTTTGGTTGTCCAATAGCAGAAACAAATACATCTTTATCGCTAAAATTATTCATTCCTTCTGTTGAAATAAATTTGCTTTTACTGTGATAAAGCGTTACAGTGCAATCTTGCTGTAATAATAGCTCCGCGAGAGGTCGCCCAACTCGCATAGACCTGCCAACAACGGCGACATTAAATCCTGCAAGATTATTATCATAGAGTGTTTGAATAATCTTTAGACATGCCGCAGCAGTACAGGGAGCCTTGCGATATGCAATAGGGTCTTTACTGCCATATAGGTGCGCCGCGGATTTATTAGAAAGACCATCAATATCAAGCCGCATTGGAATCAGATTGTATAATGATTGAGTCGCTTCACCATAATCTGAGATAAGAATGATTCCATTGATACTAGGGTCTTGTGTCCATCTGCGAATTTGTAGACTTGCATCTTGAATTGTATCGCATTGAGCTGAGATTGTAGTTGACTTATATTTGTCAGCATTGCGCGTAATGGAACGGAGATACGAACCAGCTGCCGCGTCATCCGCTCGATAGATAATACCAAGAGTAGGATTAAGTGTAGGATGCGGGTCAATAGCAACTGTCTCTAGCTTTTTAATAGTAGATTCAATTATCTTGTCCATATATGCTCTCCTTAAATTCCTGTGCTGCCAAAAGAACCTCTTTCAACCGCAGTGAGATTATCAACTGGATTAAACTTAATCTTAGGCTGTTTCTTTTGGATACGGAATTGACAAATACGAGTGCCTTTTGCAATAACTACTGGACGAGTAGCATAAGCAGGAAACATCCAAATATCCGAATTGGATGCGAATGAATTGTCAATTACGCCGATTGAATTAGTCTGTAGAAGACCATATCGTTTAAAGGTAGAAGAACGAGGTGCTAGAATAGCTTCATATCCATCAGGCAGCTGACAAGCAAAACCAAGAGAAATAAGTTTGAATTCGTCTGGCTGCATTGAAACATCTTCTGCGATATACGTATCAATCCAATCTGACCCGTCTTTTTGCTCTAGCGCAGGGGAATCAACATATCGAATCTTAATAGTTTCTGAATTACTCAAAAATATCATCCTCGCTATCATCGTCATTAGTGGAACGCATAGACTCTGCCGCATAAGGTAGCTCTACATCAAAGATAGGAATGGTAGGCTCCTTCATATCATTGACTGTGAAAACAGCCTTGACAGCGTAAAAATTATCTACAACCTCTCCGCGCTCTTTTACTAGCTTCTCGGAATAGCTGAACGCAGACAGAGAATAACCGTCCTGTGCGGCCTGTTTCTGTAGCTCTTCACGAAAAGCTACCACATCTTCAATCGTCTCAACACGATACTCAGCGGTGTTCTTGATAACGTAATGGCGCATAATTAAATACCTTCCTCAATAACTGGTAGAGTCGTAAGACCCTTGATTTTACTTACTACTTCTGGAATATAACTTTTAGGTCCAAGAACATAGATTTCTTGAATACCATATTCTTTTTCTAGATACGGTGTAAGATTTTCCTCAAATTCAGGGAACCAACACATCTTCTGTGAATCAACCTGCTCTATATCACTTTGTACCATAAACTTAATAGCTGATGCGGGAAAAGCCGCCACGATTAGCTTATTCATTATTCTACCTCAATTACAAAATCTTCTGCTTCAAATAGCATAAACATATAAACATTATCGGTCTTATATTCTTTAATCCAAATCTGATAAGTATCTTCGGCGTGCTGATATTCAATATCGAGAATGCGGCCACGGAACGCAAGGCATTCTTTGAGTTCTTGAATCATCTTATCATAATTTGGATTTTTAAGATTAAAGGTAGTGTAATAATGAAGTTCATTATTAAGTAGCATATAGTAATGCTTTTTATGATGCGTTGAAAGCCATGCCCCTACATTGACGAACATTGCATTTACTTCATCCTGTGAAGGTGGCGTAATCTTGGCATACATTTTTTTGTTAATTTCGTAATTATTAATAGTAGTGTCCAAGCTATTTCCTTTCTTCTTTGTTTGTAATTATATTATATCATAATATTTTACAAAAGTCAATAAAAAAATGAGGGATAGAACAAAATCTATCCCTCATACTTAAATATCCAAAAGCATAATGTCATTTGCTGCATGTGTCTTTTGAAGGTCAATTACTCGTTGATTAGAGCTGCCTTTAAAAGCAAGCGTTAAGTCTTTCTTCTCTTGGATAAATGGGCCATCTACTAGAACATCAGCGAGTCGCAAAATGGGTTCTAGATAATAATCGTCTTTATTCTTTTTGATTCTCTCTTGGAGCTGTTCATAGGTGTATCCAGTATAAATCCAAATTTTAATATCAGGACGTAAAACCTTAATGTTTTCAATAAGAGCTAATAGCTCTTTTAAATTAATTGTCTCTAATGGTTCTCCACCTAGAATTGAAAATCTTTCTACCCATTTTGGCTGGATAGTCTTTAAAATTTTATTTTTGGCATCATTGGTATATTCGTTGCCGCTATTGAAGTCCCATAGCTCTTGGTTATGGCAATTCTTGCAATGGAAATGACAGCCAGATAGAAAGACACTAGCGCCAATGCCTATGCCATTGCTAATGTCCATTGACCTTATTTGAAAATATCTCATTCTTCACCAATCTCATGGTCATCAATATGCTTATAACGAGAAGCAATTTCTTGAGTCTTGCCATCGTTCCAGAAGTTGACTCCAACATATCCGCAAGTACGTGCAGCAACATCCATTTTATCTGTGTCTGTATTACCGCAATTAGAGCATTCCCACCATGTATTTCCTTCTTCATCTTTGTGAACGTCAATAGTTTGTGATTCGCCGCATACATGGCAATAAGAAGTTTTTGTATTGATTTCACAATACATAATATTATTATAAATACACTCTAAAATTGGATACAGAACGGAGATATTCTTAGATACATCAGAACTCTCTACATAGCTTAGGCAACCACCAACTGAATACTTTTGAAATTCGCCTTCAAGTTCAATCTTAGAAAAGGGGTCAATTGGTTGAGAACTCGGGATATGATAAGAATTTTCAAAATACTTTTTGTTCCCAAACAGTTTCTTGAATTGGTTTGGATAACGTTCTTTAGTCTTAGTTGCAAACTTGTAACACAATGACTCTGCTGGGGACGCATAAAGTGAATACCCAACGTTCTCTGCTTGCTTCCATTCTTCACACTTATTGGTCAAGAACTTGAGAATTCGTAGCATCAGTTCTTGTCCATTCTTGGTGAAATTGTCTTCTCCAATAAGAATTTTAACGGCTTCGTTACCGCCATTATATCCAAGCGAGACTGTAGCATATCCATTATGAACTAATTTGTCTAGAGTATCTTCTGGGTCTAGTCTAGCTAAAGCACCATCTACCCATAGGATTGGAGCTACGCCAGCTTTTGTTTTTGAAAGTCTATCAACGCGGACTTTTAGTCCGGCATGACAGATTTCAGCTCGTTCATCCAATAATCTGAAAAAGACTTCAAAAAGATGCTCTTGTGATTTATCTGTATCATATTTAAGTTCTTCTTGTGCGGCAAAAGCTGTATCTGGAAGATTAAGGCTGGAAACGCCGCAATTGAATCGTCCATAATATTTGGGTTTACCATTTTCATCTATATATGGAGATAGGAAACTTCTACACATGTTGTCGGCAGTCACCTGCCGCACTGACTATATCATCTATCCTATTGGATAGTCTTCTTACTTCGAGATAACTATTATCTCTACTTCCTTTCGGAATAGTCGATACACATTATACATATTCAAAATCATAATCATAATTATTTGTTTTTTCATGCTTTAAAATAGCTGTAATAGTTTTTCTGTTTAATTTTAGTTCTTCTGCACATTTACGAATACTTGGAAATACATATTCCATTTTACTTTCTTTATTAGTAGCTTTAACTGGACATCTAACTGTTGATTTATATAAATTGTGATTATATCCATGCTGAGTATTTTCTTTGTTGTTACACCACTCTAAATTTTCTACCACATTATTTAATTTGTTTCCATCTTTATGATTAACTTGCGGTAAATTTTGTGGATTTGGGATAAAAGTTTCTGCGACTAATCTATGCACACGTAAATAAATAGCTTGTTTATCATCTGTACTTTTTACTTGTTTATACCCAACATTATCAACCCATTGGCAAAGCTCTATTTTGTTACCATTCTTTTTTGTTTTGTATACTTTACCATCATCTGTTACAGAAATATTATTATATTGTGTTGATTTTTCCATAGAAAGAACTCCTTTCTATGATTTTAAATATGTATATTAGTTCGGACTCAACTTAAATCTAAGTCCTATCCGAATTCAAAAGATTTTACATAGGCTATAGTTTACGCTTACCCATGCAAGGAAAACAATGGCCTTCACCATTTACATCTACCTTGATTTGCTTCATTACCTTTTCACTAATATAATCAGGAGTTAGGCGTTTAGCAGAACATTCAACTGCTTTTTTAGTTACATTCCAATATTTGGTTCCGGGTTTATAATTATCTTCTTCAAGAACATATAACAACTTTGGAAATGCTTGCGTAACATATACACCTTGACGATTTGGCATACCTGTTTCTCGTTGCTTTAAAAACTCTTCAATAAGAAGAATTAATTCTTTCTTATATTCTTCTGTCTCGCCAATATACATGAACAGGGAGCAAAATGGCGCCTGTCCATTTAATGTAAATAACGTTGAAATTTGATAATTAAAAGTCTGCACTGAATCAGCAATTTCTTTTTTTAAATCTGCAAATGCAAACTTTTCTTTTAATTCATCTGAAATATCTTCATCTTTATATTTGTTTTTAAAGATATTGTAGCTATCACGAACGAAAGGTGCTAAATGAGTTAATGTAATAGATTCTCCACCATAAGAATTGGCCGCAACGCTAGCCATAATTTGCGTTGTTACTGTCATAGCTGTTAAAAGACGATGCGGTTTGTTGATGCGCACATTGTTAATGACTGTGCCATTTTGCAGCATGTCTTCTAGATTGATAAGGTCACAGTTATGAAGAGTTGATTGTGCCATATAATCCATATCGTGTTGATGGCAAATACCAGCGTCGTGAGCTTCAATTACTTTCTTAGGGAAAATATAATTACGAGCAATATCTGTGCTTGTAATGCCAGCAAGATAGTCTCGTTGCACAGTAACGAGCTTAGCGTTTTTATTGCTATTCTCTGTTGCCCAGTAACTTTCTGGGTCATTCTTAATCATATCAAGAATTTCAGCATCATTATGTTTCTGGCGTGCAATCTGATGCTCGTAACGATAAATCATATATGACTTTGCAACATGCGGAAAATCGCCCATGAGTAGTTCTTCAACAGCATCCTGAATCTCTTCAACTGTCATATCGTCATGGTAATATTCTGCATCCTCAAAACTAAAGGCAATATCTTTTGCAATTTCATGACAACAATCAGAAGTCCATCCAAAAGTATCCGCAATGTCATTTGCCGCACGAAACACCGCATTTTCAATCTTAGAAATATCAAACTCTACTTTATTTCCATTTCGCTTTGTAATATATTTAGTCAATATCTTTTCCCTTCTTCTCTTGGTGAATTACTTTCAACATATCTTCTACATTGTCCAAAAGAGGATAGCGAGTTTCAGACGTAGAATTCGCCGCAAACTCACGATTGACCATATCAACATACATCGTGGAACTACCTTCATCGCCCATATAGAACATATCCCATTTATCTTGCGGAACAAGGTTCTTTACATCAAGCTGTTTTAATGCAAGGTTGTCAAATGAAATACTATCAAACCATTTTTCTTTTACCATATATGGTAAAAGGTGTTTAAGATTTATGATACTATAATCAATGTGTTGGTGAGACTCTTGGTAGGCTTGAATTCCACGACCGAATTTCTTATATCCAAGAATAAGAATCTTTAAGCCATTGTCATAAAGAAACTCATAATCTCTTTCCTTGGTGATACCTGCGATAGTATGAATGACCGCATTAGGAAAGCTGCGGAGCATAAGCAGGAAATTCTTATCAGGGTGATGGAAAGAAATACCTAAACCGTAGATTAGCTTTTCATCTGTCAACTGCTTGAGAAACTTATGCTGTTGCATAAAATGAATCTGGTTCACTGTTACAGATGGGACTAACTTTAGTTCCTTACACTTCTTTAGAAAAGGTACAAGGTCGGGATGCTCTAGGATATTACCACCGCCCAAAGCTAATTGAGTATAAGGATGAAGTTTGTCAATAAAGCTATCTGATAAGATGTCTCCATGCTGTCCATCCTTTGTCGATTTCTCGTGACAATAGCGGCAGTTCAGCGAACAGCAGTTGGTAATTTTAATATCCATTGAGTCAGGAAAAGACGGAACTAATTTATCATCTTTACTGTATCGAATCATAGTCCCGTCTGCAAGAGATAACGTAACTGTATAGTTACCATTATTGTAAGAAACACAATTGGAAGGGCGAGGGTCAAAACCTTTGGCTGTCATATTCCAATCTTTAGCCATCATATCCAAACGCTCCAAACGCTACCATTTCGTCACCAGAAGGAGAAGTAAAAGTTTCACTATAGGTTTCAAGGTCGCCATTACGCACATAGAAATCATCTGTTGTATATGCTTCAAGCGAACTACGCTCAGTGTCCCAATAGCTATCTCTCCAACTATCGTAATCTGGACGCTCATTAAGAACTTTGTCAATATCAAGCACCTTAGCGAACTTATCTCCTGCGTCAATGCGCTCCTGCTGCTCTTCATTATACTTTTCTGCAAGCTCTTCTAGCTCTTCTGGAGTGACAAAATTCTTATTTGTATCTAACTTGTGCTAATCATTGTCAAGCCAAAACACCTCGCCGCGTCCCCACTTGTCAAAATCATCTTTTGAGCAGATAGTTAACGTATGTGTTGAGCTTGAATTAGTTTCAAACACTCCTTGTCGTACTTGAAAAATCATTTTATCCTCTTTCTCTTATATAAAAATTGGTTAATAAACTTTCTAAACTTATGCCCATGCGTTTATTTGGATAAATGTTTACGTTTTAGCTGTGAAACTGTATGAATTAATTCGTCAGTATTCATAATACTGGATACAAAATCTGTGCGGCTACCTCGATAGCGAAGCACATGCTCATGTGAACCATATCCAAAGTAATCATCATATCCTCCACTAAAATCTTCCCAGTCTGCGAATGCTCGTCTAATGAATTCCCACTTGAAAGTATGCTCTCGGTTAATAGAACGCTTGAGTCGCACAAGTAAAGGAACTTTCAGATAAAAGCATTCGCATTGTAATGTCCAAGGACAAAGTCTTTCGAGCTTTGTCATACCAACAGGATTAAGGACACAGATATTTATACAATCATCATCGAATGAATTGATTGCAGTGCCATATCGCCACCCATGAAACTCAGTATGCTCGATAAACTTATCATCATATTGCATTTCAACGAAAGTTTCCAAGTCAACGAAATGATAATCAACACCATCAACTTCTCCCTCTCTTGGAGGACGGGTTGTATAACTGATTACCTTTTTTGCTGGGATGCCAATCTTCTTATACTCTTCGACTAAGTGAGTGGCAGTTGAATCCTTGCCTGCCGCAGATTTGCCGCAAATGCCAATTACTATTGGATACATCAAACCTCCAAAAATATAGGAGCAAACCTTTCCTTTTTGTTTACTCCTATATTATAACATAACTTTATTTAATTGTCAACATTTTCGCCATAGCGGCTATTAGTCATTTCTATGGTACCGTCTTTATTCACTTTCGTGATTTTATATAGTTGATGTGAATTAGTCTTCTTGTATTTCTTTGCCCTAAACATATCACCGTTTCGATAGCCATTGACTACAATTAAGGCACCTTTTTGAAACCATCCTTGTTCCATGACCTTATTTTCACCATTTACATTTTCACTTACACGGCGATTATATTTTGCAAAATAATCTAATGCAAACTTAACAGTTACAACGCCAGAATCAGTTGTAAGAATATCAACTTGTCCTTTTGTATTATTCTTGCCGACTACTGTACCCATAATTCTATAGGTCTTAGGAATTTTAATCTCTTTATCGCCACGCTTAAATACATAATCAGTAGGCGGAATTGTTGGCAGACTATTATATGATACTATATTATAAATAGATTTATCAACATTTGATAATTCATGCTTGTGGTAATAATATCCAAGAGCATCCATTTCCCAAGTTGAATATGTACCTGCCGCGTATGTATTCCATTGTTCTAAGAATAGCTTCCTATTTAACTTCTGTAATAACTCTTCTTTGTTCTCTTGGATGTAGTTTTTTGCGGCGAGCATTACTTTATCATATTCTTTTTTCCAAGTCTTTTTATTTAGACATATAGAATTGTTTTTAATATATAGATTATCAGTATCAAAATATTTATTATAAAACTTATAATGTATATCTGATTTGCTTAAATCAAATTCTTCTGTTGTATATTTGCATTGTTTTTTCATTGTCTTATCGAAATTGAACACTTGCTTTTGGAACTTTAATTCTTTTGGAATGAGCTTATAATCAATTAAAGATTTAAAGTTTTGCATTGTAATACGCTTTTTAGGATTACTTACAATCTCAATATATTGTTTCATAATATTTTTGCGGCTATCGAAAGAATCAAAAGCACCGCCTTTAATAAGAGCTAAAACTGTAGTCTTATTTTCATTATTTTTATCTAGAAAATCTTGAAACGAATTGTATGGACGATTTGCAATAATTCTTGAAACAACTTCGCCGCCAACTCCGTTTAAAGATTTCATTCCATATAGAATAGCATTATCTTCTTCGTCTGGCTCAAATAGATAACCAGATTTGTTGATATTGACTGGCTTTACTGTAACACCATTGTTAATCATATTACCAATTGCTTTAGCAATTTTACCATAGTTAGATGCGGCATCTTCATCAAGACCAGCATCGACTCGAAGACAAGCTGTATTCCAATATACGACAGGAAAATAGGTAGCTAAATAGACCGTTTGAAGGCCAATATAGGAATAAGCAAGAGAATGAATTCGAGAAAATGAGTAGCCCATCTGTGGTTTGATAGCAGTCTCCCAAATATACTTACCAAGATTCTCATTTGGAGCACCTTGTAATACCATTTTTCTCAACTCAGGAATCTTGTCCATCTTCTTTTTTGCACAAACTTTTCTTGCAAAATTCGACTCAGATAAAGAAAAGCCGCAGACTTCCATTAGAATTATCATCATGTCTTCCTGCTGAGCAGGTGCCGCATACGTTGGCAGATAATATTTCTCTAGACTTTTTTGTTCTTCTTTTGAAAGACCCCACCTATCCATTTCCGCGTACCATTGCGACATATCATCTTTCATGCGTTTGTATCGTTCTGTTGGTGTTTCATCACCTTGTTCGCTAGCCATGAGACGCATAATAGAATTGCAGTTCGCCATTTCAAGTGGAGTGTGCGGCTTTAAGAGCTTAATTGTCTGACCGCCGACCTGTGTGTCAAATTGGAAAAATTTCAAGACCTTGCCAGAGACAGCTGCTTTCCACAACTTTTCATCGTGTAACGGCAACACGGTAGGATGCAGGTACTTATCATACATTTGACGAAGTGTTAGACCAGTTTCAATCTTACCATTCTCCTGTAAGAGATTAAGGCACTGAGTAATTACATCCTGCACTTCTGTCACAAGGAAATCGAGCTTCACATCACCGCAGTACTCTGCATTCGCTAGAGAATATTGTGTAATAATAGCGCCGTTCTTAGCTTTCATAAAGCAAGCCGTCTGGTATGGGTCTTCTCCGTAAAAGTTAACACCAGAAGCATGAATAGCTCGTTGTGTAACAAGGCCGCAGATATTTAATAAGATTTCTTGTAGACGGGGAAACTTGTTTACCTCTTGGACAAAGGTTTTATTAGGCTTACGTTTCTTCTCTTCGTTGCCAAAAAAACAATCAGATAAAGGCCAAACAAAGCCACGTTCAGAAGGAATTAAAGAAGAAAGGTATTCAGCTTCATCTAGCTCAATACCATCTGGATATTTTTCTGAACGGTATCCTCGACAGGCAATTTTTACTGCCGCCTTAGAAGTAACTGTACCATATGTACAAACCTGCACGCATCCTAATTGACCGCGTTCTTCTCTGATTTTTTCAAAGACTAATTCACGCTTAGACGGGGCCAAGTCTATATCAATATCGCCTAGTTCAATACGTTCCTTATTCGAGTACCTCCAATAAGGAAGATTATTAACAACTGGGTCTAGTTGTGTAACGCCTAAAAGCCAATGGTTAAGACCAGAACAAGCTGACCCTCGACCAGCACCGACCGTTGAACCACACTCCCAAAAGAGATTAATATAATGCTGTAGAAAGATAGGATAAGCAAACATACAAGTCTCAAGTTTATCGCCAATGACTTTATTAATGTCTGCTTCTTCCTCTAGCCTTGCAAGATATGTTTCATTATTTAATCCTTTTTTGTTTAATTCGTTTTGGCAATAATTTATCCAATAACGTTCTTGTGGATTATCGGAGTGCATAAGATAATCCAATGTAGGATATTTATCCATATCATAGAAATGATGATTTTTTTCTTCTTTTGGATAAGAAGGAACTTCCACTTGTGGCACTTGCTGTTTATGATATAAAGTATAATACTGGCATTTATCAAGAATCTTCATTGAGTTGGCGCATAGTTCTTCATAATCAAGACCTGTACCGTCAAGATTTTCTATAATCTCTTTTTCAGACTGTAGATAACAATATTCATAAAACGAATCTACTTCACGCTCTCCACCTTTGGAATTGAGAAAAGCCTTGTGTACGTATCTATCTTCTTTTTTAAGATAATGGGTATCGCATCCTATTACTATTGGAAGATTAAACACTTTGGATAAAGAACTCATTCTAGTGTTGACAGCAAATTGTTCTTCACTGCGACCAGGAGCCACTTCTAAAGAAAAGTAATCTTTGCCAAAGACTGACATACACCATTTGATAAAATGTACAATGTTTTTATGATACACTTTGACTTGTGCGGCTTTTCCTTGTTTTTCAACTTGAATCATAAGACTAAGGTTATGATTAACTTCTCCAGCTAGGCAGGCACAACTACCGTGCAGATGACCTTTTCCATATTTTTCAACAATGGCCGCAAGGTCTGACTTTAGAGTAGGCACACGTTCCATTCCTCGGTCAAAATAGCTGTTAATCCAAGCAGTAGAAGATAGCTCACGTAGCATCTTATGACCAATAGCATCTAAGGCTAAGAGAACAAAGTGATAGTAATATTGACCCGAATCTCGTGTGTCTGTAAGATAAATCTCATTGCCGCGAACGATTTTGAAATCAGGATATTTATCTTTATATTCCTCTTGAATGCGGTCAAGTTCTACGTGTCCACCTAATGACTCATGGTCGGTGATTGCGATTCCCGCAAGACCTAATTCTATAGCTCTGTCAATTAGTTCTTTTGGTTTGACAGTTGAATCAATAAGTCGTAAGTTGGTTAAGAATAGTGCGTGTGATTATGAATATCAAATCGCGGCACTGTCATTGGTATCACCGTCCTTTTTATATAGAGGATACATTATTAGCATTTTCGTTCATGAATATATTCAAAAGGATAATTATGCTCTAAACAAAACTTTTTAGCCTTTTTTCTTTTTTCAAAAATATATCGCTTTTCAGAAATCATTACAGGCTCCAAAGTTGCAGGAACTGCTGGGACATAGCGATAACCAGAAAAGAATCCAGCGTCTTCATAATATCCTGGTCGACCTATTTTAAGTTTCGTGTCCATGTGTTCAGGTACAATAACTTCGTAAAGCACATCTAATTGCATTTTTGTTCCTTCTCGGCACGTTCTTTGGCACGAGCTTTACGGCGGGCTGCTCCGGCTTTCTTACCCTTTTCCTTAACCCAATCAATTTTTGAATAGTCATAAATCTGTTCCCAGTTTTCAAAGTTTTCTTGAGTGAAACATTGGACTAGTTCAGGTACGCCACAACGAACTTCCTTTTTCATATAAGCACCCTTTTGACGACCAGTCATTTCATCAGGAAGAGTCTCGCCAGTCAAACGCTCATAATTCAGATTCCAATTAAAGCGACTCATTTTACGTGTTGGCATACCAACCTCAGTAGTATAACGGCACTCTTTATTATAACAAGTCGAATACCATTTGTTGTTCTTCTTAAAACCGTTGACATTATGTTGACCGCATATAGGACATTTTGCCATTCGCATAATCTATGCTACTCCTTTCTATTGGACTTTGTATAAATACATTATAACATAAAAAAGCCCTCTAGTCAAATAAAAACTAGAGGACTTCTTATTTAATTATATTGTCCAAAGTCAGGATTCTTATCAAACCATTCTCGCTCTGCTTTAATTTTATCTTCATCTACTGGCATAATATCACTTGGTTGCTGATTGAGAATATCTTGCATATAGTTTTCAGTCATTTCCCAATCACTATAAATATCAATCTTATCAAATTTCTCACGAATAAGAGCATCCATGATAATATCATAACGTGATGCCTTATGCGCAAGATTCTTTAGCTCTGCTTCTTCAATTTGAAGTTTCATTTAAAATACCCATTCCTCTTCATAATCTTCTAATTCAAAGTCATCAATTAGAATTTGCGGCGTAACATTACCCATCCATTCGTTCTTGGAACACGTTCCTACAATGGTTAGCTTCTTTTCGCCGCTTGTCCATTCTTCAAACTCTTCTCTAGAAGATTTGAATTTCATAATATCTACACTAGAAGGTAGAGAAATCTTAATAGTAGGATGTCCCTTTGCTTCACCTAGAAGCTGGACATTAACATTGTCTAATGCAATATCTTTTACCACAACTTTAGACTCTGGAATATCTTGCCCATAGATATTCAGTTCTGCAATGTCTAGAATATATTTGGGATTGACTCTATCATAATTCCAAACATAATCAACGAGATAGACAGGTTTAAAATCAATACCCTTGTATTGTTCATTAGTCTTATCTAAAAACTCATAAAAGTTCGATAAAGGTAATGACAAACCAAATGCCGACCCGTGTCCAGCAGCATAATCGACAACACCAGTACTTTCACAAAGACTGCGCATGTCTTCAACAGGACAGTAAGAATAATTACGAGCAGACCCTTTTAGATGCACCCCATCTTCTTCTTCGACTTCCTGTAAGACTAATGTAGGATGCTGGTATTTAGCTTGGATTTTATTTGCAATTAATCCCAAAATACCGGGTTCAGCATCATCTTTGCCGCATACGCAAGTAATGATAGCATTATTTGTTAGCTTTTTGGTTTGAATTTGGTATTCAAAGAATTCCATAGCTTCATCTTGTAATTTAGTCTGTCTACGTTTCACTCGTTCAATAACGGTAATAGCTTCTTGCCAAATAGGAACCTCTTTACCTTTTTCACCTCTCTTGGATGATGGAATCATCGTATCACACTTATAATCCAAGAGAGCGCTAAGAAGAAGACGTTTCTCTACCATTTTACCAGTTCGACAACATGCATTAATATAAGGGACTACATAAAAGCTAGAGCTTAGATAATTAAGTCCATTCATCTTATTTAAAGAAAACTCTTGTTTATCTACAAATGCTTTAAAAAATTTGTTTTTAATATTGGCGTAACCAATATTAACAAACGCTCTCACTTCTTTTTCATGATAATCCATCATATCGCCACATAAACCAAGAGCGCACAAATCAACTAAGTCATTCGCATAATCGAAGTTGCACATTTCATCCATCTGGCGACAGAGCTGCCATGTAACGCCCGCGCCGCAAAAGTTTTTATTAGGATAATCGTCTAATTGATTATTTACTACAATAGCATCCTCAGAATATTTTTCGCAATGGTGGTGGTCAGCAATTACAATATCTACGCCATTGTCATGTAAATATTTAAGCTGTTCATAATCATTGCTTGCCGCATCTGGGATAATAAGAAGACTAGTAGTCTCTATAATATTGTCTAAATCAATGTCTGCAAGTCCATGAACTTTTCCTTCGTGAATTAAAATGGTCGGTTCCTTGCTACAAATACGATGAATGTAATTAGCTATAATCGCACTCGAAGTCAATCCATCGCAATCGCAATCTTGAAGAATAGTAATCTTAGAACTTGCCCACATGCAATGATTAATAATCATTATAGCTGCTTCTTTAATATTCTTTAGTAGATGAAAATCATTTACATCATTCCAATAGGCATTAAGCCAATTAGTTTGTTCTTCTACTGGAATATCTCTATTATATAAAATTTGCTGTTGAGGTGTCAAGCTATCTAATGTTGGCTTATATAATTTATAATCTATTTTCATCAACTCCAAACTCTTTGCACATACATCCTGCTAATGTTTTAAAACCAAGAATAAAAGGATAAATCCGTTTATCTTTAATAGCACATTCAGGAGGAACGGTGCTAGTCAATTTTAGCTCATGCGACACATATGAATAAAAATAATATTTACAATATCGACAGCGCTGATGTTTGCGACGATAACTGAGAATCTTTAATTTATCATCTTCTGTCATATTGTATCTTCCTCTTGGCTATTTTCGCTTTCTTCATACCATGATTCTAAATCTCTTTTCTGCCTGTAATTATCAACCTTATCACGAAGAATCTCAAAAGGATAAAATATAATATCTACCCATTTATCTATAATAATACAAGCTGCAATGATAGCAAGACACAAAAGAATCGGTGACAGAAGCACAAGTATTAAAACTATGATTTGTCCAATTGTAACACACATTATAGCATAATCCTGTTCTTAAATAGATACATGAATACATCTTTCCCTTTGTCTAATGGGCTTGCCTTATATTCTAGAATATTCTCTCTGTCAAAAACTACAGACATATTCATATATGGCTTGTATTTGTTACCAATCTTGGCAATCTTTTCTTCAACTTTAAGACTTTCATCTGAACCATATTCATCAAAGTCATGGTCAAATGCGATAACAATTTCTTTACATCCTGCATCTTTAAGAAGTTTGAATTGATATTTAGATAAGGAACTGCCGCATGTTGCAACACAAATATTATTACCTGTACCATAATATGACATATAGGCAAGAACCGACTTTTCTGATTCGGCTACAACCGCAGTTTGTATTTCTCTAATTCTTTCTTTAGCCCAATTAAGACCATATAAGTTAAAGCCAAGAGCATGATTATAAAGTTCACCGTGGACTCGCCAAGGCTTATATTTTCCTTTTTTCTCTTGCTCTTGGATAATAGTTCTTTGTCGAATACCTACACATCTATCATTCTGGTCAAAGTGCGGAATAAGGATATTGCCGCCAAGAGGGTCATAATGAATTTGCGCAAAATCACACACCTCTTTTGAAATATTAGACCAAGAGGAAATAATAGGTTGAGGATAATGCTGAATAATAGATATATCATATTCTGGTAACTCAATGGTATTATCATTTACAGTTACATCTTTTTGCTCTTTATACCTATTGAATATTTTCCAGTCTTCTTGACTATCTTTTAAATCAATATCATTATCTAAATCAATTTGAAGATTTAAGAAATTAACCACGAAATAGATTGCGGAATTTAAATCTACATTCTTAACTTTCTCAACAAGTTCAAAAATATCGAATGCGCCGCACTCGGTATAGCAATTAAACATACTATTTTCAAAATAATAATATAGCTTCTTTGAACCTTCACCAATGCCATTATGACAAATTGTACGGGAAATAATATAATCAGAATACATTTCTGGTTCTGCTCCAAAGTATTCTAGAATATCATATACGTTTTCTGGTTCAATTGATTCCTTTACCTTTGCTTTGTCATATCCCAATTCCCGCACCTCCTATTCTTTCTTCTTCTGGAAGATTTCGTCTTTGTCTATTGGTTTAAAAGAGAAGTCAGTTACAAATAAAGTCTTATATCGACAAGTGCCTTTGTTCGCACGCATCCAACAAATAACACGATTGAATTTCCCTCGTCGATTCTTGTATACACTTCTTTTTACATTTGGTGGACACATGCCGGGATGCTGCGCCAAAACACCTTCAATGTCTTGAATATCTTCATCTGTACAATCGACCATGATTTCACCGTAGTCGATTCGGTTTGCGATTGATTTTGCGCCAGCTAACATATTCTGGTCTAAGATTTTCTCTTGCTTATAACTACCATTGATTTGAGTTGAGGACAAAAGAAAGACATTGTTCTCAACAGCTATTTCTTTAAGTTTAGATGACATAAGGAATAGAATCTGGTCCTCGCGTACTTTCATTCCAGTTCCATGTGAGATTTCTTCAATCATCTTAATGGATGAAGTTAGATAGTCAAAGACAACACATTGAAAAGTTAAGTAATCTGTATTGCCTTGTTCATCTACTCGTGGATATTTGTATTTGCGCATATTACGTTTTATACAATTCTCAACATCTTTCATGCCATAGTTAGGAAGATATTCCATACGAAGCGGTGCTTCTTCTAGAATCTGTACTGCCTTCTTTAATCTCTCTTCTTCTTCAAAAGTAAGTAAATCCATTTCAACGATATGGTCTTCTGGAATATTGCCGATAAAAGCCAGCGCCATAGTTGTAAGCTCTTCAATGTCTAATTCTACTGAAATATATAAAGTAGGTACTCGATTATATAAACGCTCCCATTTACCTTCATCTGAATAATACTCAGAACATGAGAAAAAACAAGCATCAGCAACACCAGTGCGGCTTTTGCCCACGCCCGTGGCTGCACTTCTTAGATAAAAGCGGCCAGGTCGTGCGCCCATAGCGATTGCATCTTCATATAAATCATACATTGCCCAACCACGAGCAGGATGCTGTGCTAATTCATCTACAATCTTTTGGACATTATCACCAATAGCAACAGAGTCATTATCGTTATTGTCTACATATAAATCCCTGATAAAATAAAATTTACCTTCTACATCATCTGCTAATTGCTCTAATGTTGTACCGTCAAGATACTCGTCTTGCGCTTGCTTCTTTGCAGAATCTAAGATATTATCAGGGTCGTAAATATCAGATACATCCACACCAACATCATCATATGCGCGAAGCAGAGACATTTTCTTTAAACGATTATAATAATATTCAAAAGCATCTAAGTGGGCATTTGCATGAGTTTCAAACATCCACTCTCGACCTTTGTTAGCTTTATAGATTGCATATGCTTTTGGCTTATCTTTAAGATAATTTTCAATCTCTCGTGCAAGATGGTCGGTTACACCTGCGTTATATAGACTATACAGCGCACCGAATACCACCTTATGTAAGTCATTGCAAAAGTCGTGTTCTGAAAAGAAGTATTGTCCATCTGCCGCTAAGTATTCAGGTTTCCGCATACAACATCCAATTACCTGCAATGCCGCAACAGAATCATAGTATTTACTAATCAAATATCCTCCCTTCTATTCCAAGTTGAAACGTGGCTTTTTTCTATAGATATTTACACCCCTTGGCCGCACAAATACACGATGTTCATCTGTAATATCTGTATTCACTTGTTCTTCACTCTGTACGGTTCTAATTTCTTCCAATCGCTTGAAATAATTTTCCGCTTCGATATAAATTGATTTGACAATCCATATGCCGCCATTCGACCTACTCGGGTCATTATGTTTTACCTCATACCAATATTTTAAAGACTTAGCCATTTGCTCATATGTAACGCCAGCTTGAATAAGTTGCCCCATATTTAAGGCAACCTTCTGATAGTCTACATATGCACCGAGATATTTGCCAGCCATTTTCATAACTGCTTCTCGTTGTTTTTTCTGCTTATCTTTATTCTTTTCTTTTTCCTCTTGGCTTTTGGTATAACATTCATCATGCCAATATCGGTTGCCAATCTTTTTCCAATCAAACTCACAATCACGGTCAATCATCTGGCCGCAATATGGGCATTTAACAGGTCTTTGCTTTACCATGTTTTCTCCTAACTTTATAGTATAATTATAACATATTCAGGAGATTTTGTCAATAAAAAAGACCGCCCAATTATGGACGGTCTTTAAAATTAAGCTACATCAATTCCATTAGACAGTAGGTCTTTAAGGTCATCGAGGATAAGCGAAAGCTGTTCAGCTTGCTTGGCAGTACAGTCATTGACCTTCTTGCCGACACCGAGATACTTATCGGTAATTTCGATAATCTTAGGCGCCCAAGACTTTTTGAATTCATCATTAGAAACACTATGCTGAATCTTGACGGTTAATTCTTTGAATTCATTCTTCATAGCTTCAAAATCAGGACCATCATTAATATCATATGCAGTAGTACGTGCATCGGTGACAAACTTGCCAGCATCTTCTTCTGCCTGCTTATCAATTGCATCACCAATAGCCTTGACAAGATTGTCGTATGTGAAGTCAATGGAGTCAGGCGTATATTTAAATCGAGAACCAGCTACGAATCGAGGGGTTCCGCGCATATACAGAATAGTATGAGTGCGGCCATCTTCCTCTTCTACTGGATGGGCGTAACCGATAACGTCACTCATTCGGTCAACGATTAGACGCGGACGATTGCCAAGAGTAGGAACAATCTGGTTATATTCACTACCATTTTCATCAGTAAAAGTCTTGTCTTGACTATGTGAAATCATTACTAGACCATAGCCCATCTGAGGAATGGAACGAAGACATTCATCGAACTCTTTACTAGTTTTAGACCACCCCTGACCATAAGGTAGCTCATTCACAGCCGAGACTCCAGCCTGATTGCAGATGTACTTTTCACAAAGGTCATAAGCAATGTCAGCAGTATCAATAATAATATTGCTGTATAGCTCATGAGCTTTCGGGTCTTTTAGCTGCTTTAGAACCTGTTTAAATTCAGACCATTTGTTAATAGGTTGCGGTTTTACGCCGCCAATTGCTAGATAGCCAACCTCAAAACCTAATAGTAAGGCTTTTGGAAATTTGGCTGCTGTTGATGTTTTTCCAGTCTTAGGCTCACCGTAAAACATGATTGTATAGCCCTCTAGCGAACGACTAACTTTGTGAGGTTCAATATTAAAAATATCAATTGACATATATTGCTTTCTCTTTTCTCTCTTGGTTTAATCTTTTGCTATCTACTATTAAATACGATTTAGATAAATAACATTGTCTCGGCGGCAAGTGCTATGTCCCCAATTGCTTAGCCACTCAGTTGCGTTCTCGCTGCTAAACTTCGCTTGGATGCTAGAAAATGCTGCTTTCACGCTCTGCCCAAGAGTCATTGTGTCACACCCTTCGTTGTCTACGACAACAACGCGGTCTTCGTAGCCCTTTGGGCATGTGTACCAGCAATCCTGCTCAACTACCCAGAAACGTGGGTCCGCTTGACAAAACGTCTCTTGCGTATTCAACTTGTCTTGAAGCTCCTTTAGGAACTTGACTCCATCCGCTGTTAGCATTTGCTCACCGCCTTCGCTCCACAGCTCATTCGCTTACGACCTCGTAGACGTTGCAGTTGGTAAAGTCGATGCGGTATGTCTTGCCTTTATCGCGGCACAGCTTGCAATCCTTGTACCCTTTCGTCCACCATGCAGCGTTGTCGCAACCCTTCCATCTGAGCAGGAGCCATACAAGTCTGCCGTTATCGTCCGTAACAGGATTGCCATTATTGTCAAGTACGATGTCTCTATACTTCCAGAACAAGTCGTTGTTGTGCTTGTAGTGCCTGGCCTTTCCGATGTATTTCTCAGTCATCCCTTCACCGGCTTTACGCAACTTATTCGTTATCTTGCGGCGCACTCCGAGCACTTGGCAGCAGGACCGCACATGACGTAAAATTAAATTCCATTTTAAATCCTTTTCTATCTTATAGGGGATAGAACTTAATCTCTCCCCTATTTATTTAATTGTCTGCTACTTGACTAGAAAGGCCATGCCTCGTCATCATCATCTTCATTTTCATCCACTGGAGCTTCAACCTTTGCGACTACCTTTGCTGCTGCAAAGTTCTGACCACCGTTACGATTAGCCTGATACTCGTCATGATTACGCTTGACCTCTGCCATACGCTCTTCACGTTCGTTTAACTTCTGCTTGAATTCCTTTTTGGTGATGGTAGATTCATCATCCCACTCATAAGGTTCGACCGCAGCCCAAGTAACATCCCAAGAACGAACATGACGAACGACCTTATGAACTACCGGGTCACCAAATGCAGATTCCTCAGTTTTCTCAGTCGTGATGGCCTGAGACACGATAGAACCTTTAATATGAGTTAGAAGAGGATTCTTATTAGAAATATCTTGGTCAATGAAGTAATCCATGCCACCCTTGGAACGGACATTAACGTCAACAGGAAGAATGCCACCACGATAATCAAAAACATAACCACGAAGATTTACAAAATCATCACCATCTTCAACCTCACGCTCAGCCGCATTTGCAATCAGCATATCGACATCGAATGTCGCGGGATTCTCAGAAATCTCATTAGTCATAACGTGCATAAACTGACCCTCGACACGCTTAGGAGAAACAACTTCACCATCACGAGATACAAAATCATTTGTGCCGACAGAACCATCAATACGAACCTTGATAGCAGAAGTACCGACAGATTCAAAGGTATCTGACCCCATATGTTCAATAAGGGCAGTTAGAATCTCCCATGCTGGATTAGGCTTGCCGTTCTTAAAAGTCTCGGTAACATAACGGAAAAATACAGGAACAACATTAAGACCTTTATCGTCAGTCGCAATGTTCACTGTACCGTTAATAAATGGAGTGCCTGTCTTTTTAGAGACACGCTGTGCAAGACGGTCAGTTGAAAATACGTATCCTTCAATATGGCATGAATTATTTGTCTTTGAAAACATTCAATTTCCTTTCTAATTTTTCTTTCAATCTATGTCACATATTATAACATGTTTTTAAATCTTAGTCAATAACTTTTTTAGGATATTTTCCACATGACTTATGTTCTAGACAATAACCAGCTTTGTCACATTTACACTTAAAAAATAAATCACAAATAGTTTTCCATTCATCAGAATACTCAGATAATGCTTCAATTATATCTCTCATTAGTTGTCTAAATTCCCAATAGGCACGAGTGCATAAACGCTGTTCAGCCATTGTCATAAGTGTGCGGCTATTGAAGCGACAACTAACAGTTGTTGTCATTCCAAGAGGAAGAACCATATTTGCATCTTCCTGCGGAATTCCACATTCATTTTGCATATAAGTAGTAGCTTCAGCAATAGCTTTCATACAAGAATCGTACATTTGCTTCGCATCTTCATTTGCCGCGATTTTTGGAGGAACTACATAATCAAAATCTTGATATTTGATATAACGCGTACTTGCCTGTAGACGTGTAGGCGCTCCACCATTATGAGTATAGAATTCTCGAATTACCTTTGCTGAATACCCTTCTAGAACAAACCATACTTCTCCAAATTCAAGTGTGCGGAAATGCCCATCTTTTATACAAGAAAGACCGCGCTTATAGTTCTTCTCTACGTTACTGGTATCTGTGCCATAACAAGGGCCAGCCATTTCTCCAATTAACGTAATAGGATTCTTAATAGTATTACTGTTAATCGTTACTTTTCCCATTTGCACCATCCTGTGAATTGAAACCATAGTTAACTGAATTATATACATCAATATAATATTTTTCTTTTTCATTTAATTCTTCTTGCGGGCAAAGCTCAACGACTTCAAATGTAAATTGGTCTAAACCATCTCTAAGCATCGCCGCATACAGCTTGTTATCTTTAGGTGTCTTTATTCCGCATCCGCAACGACAGTGCTGTGTAAAGCGATTTGCAATATCTACAGACTGACCTATATAGCATTTTGTATCATTTATATCTGTAATCTTATAAATACCGCAAACCTTTTCAGTACCAACAATATTGATAAATAAAGCCTTTGCTTTCTTCTGGAAATACGTTGACCAAATTAGCTTTGAAAGAATCTCTGGGTTAGAAAGGCGGTTCTTAAACGAATTTAAAATATCAATATCTGCTTTATCACTATCTTCGATAATGATACGATAATCATCTTTAGAATCTTGAACCGTCTGTTCACGTTGAAACGCTTCAATTGTCGCAGCCTTTTGTCGCTTTAGTTTATCAAGCGAGCTTTGAAGAATTTGAATTTGCTCGACATATTCAGCTTTATCTTCATCGACTTGAGCCTGAAAATCACGAAGATTATTCATGATATTCTCTTTTTCAACTTTTTTAAAATCTTCAAAGCTCTGCTTCTGCTGTTCCACATTCTCTTGGAGAGATTTTAAATGTGCCTTTTCATTTTGAATTTGATATTCAATATGCTCTCGCGCAATAAGAACTTCTTTGTTGTTCTCTTCGACTATATCACATGTTTCTTTTCTGCCAGCTATAACGCCTACGCTATAGCCGCATACGACAAATGTAATAGCGCAGACAACAGCTATAATAAATTCGAGAGCCATATTACTTAGTATATGTTACAGTGATTTCAGGGTCAACTTTCATACCTTCATCTGTAAGGCGAATAAAGTTAGTACCACCATCAGGCTGTAGTTCACGAACTGCATAACCCTTGCGAACAAGTGAGGAAGTAATAATGCAATTAGTAGCCTTATTAGTTAAATGAACAGCTTTTGCAATATCCTTAAAAGTTTCATCTTTGCCTTGATTCTCCTGTAAATGCTTTAGAACCTTTTTAGCATTGTCTGAAAATACTGGCTTGGTAATTGTAATCATATAACTCCTTTACTTTTTTATTTCTATTTCATATACATGATAACATAAAATATTCTAGAAGTCAAGCCTTAACTAAAAATTTCTTCTAGCTTACAGTCTATATTATCTTTTTCTAAATACGAGATTCGCAATAATTATAAATTATGTGCAATACAATATTCATTTTTTATATTATCTCGATATTGCCTATCTTCCAAAGTATCAGAACACATAGAACTTTCTTCAAAATGTTGTTGCCCATCAAATTCAATACAATAACTATAATCAGGCAAATAAAAATCAAAACGTAATTTATAGTTTGTCTTTGGATTTATACAATCATCAAATATCTTTTCCTTTTCATAAGAAATACCATGCAAATCTAAAAATTTTTGTATCAAAAACTCTCCAGTAGATTGTTTGACACATCCACATAAAATAATTCTATTTTGTATTAAATCAGAAGTTCTAACATATGTAATATTTCCACAATCGCATTGACATTTCCATAAAACATGTTTCCCACCATTTCTATATGTAGAATCTTCGATAACCGTTAACTTTCCAAAACGTTTTCCGGTTAAATCTTTCATTCTGAGTCTTCCATTTTTGATTGCGGCTATTTTTTGAATGCATCCACAAGAGGTACATTCACCGTGAATTACAGATTGTATATTAGAAATAAAAATTGTTCCACAGTATTTACATTGAAATTTTGCTTTCTTTCTATCAATGCGTTCTAATATTTCCATATTATTCGGTCCAATAATATCACCAGCGCAATATTTTCTACCTTGACCAATTCTATCCTTATATTGATAACATCCGCAACTTTTTATTGTGCCTTTTACAATACTTGGAATATTACATTCAAAATGCTTTTTACAATAAGGACATTCAAAAATTCCGTAATATGTAGATTTTACTCTTTTTGTTCTTTTTATCAATAAAATTTTATTTGGACCGATTCTATCTCCATCGTTATATTTTTTAGCTCTTTCTTTACTCATAAAAAATATCCTGAATCTTACAATCTTGTGCCGGTTTATCGGGTCTTAATCTAGAAACATAACCATGCCTAATGGACTTATTCTCCTTATCAAGACTCATGCAATTTACCTCTACGACTGTTCCAATATACTTTTCAGGATTGGCCGCAAGGTCAGCTTTAAGATTATCTGTAAGGCCAGAAGATACACGACCAATAGACACAAGATTTCCTGCCTTATCATATGCGCCAAGACGTAAAGCACCAGCCCAACCATAATATGCAGCTTTCGTGATTAGATTACCTTCTTTATCTTTATATTCCCAAGTCTCAGATTCTTTACCAGTATAAAGATATTCTGGTGGTAGAACCTCTGTAATCACAAAATCAATATCATTCTGTGCTTGTTTAATTTTGAACATGACTTTTGGCTGTCGCTTGCCTGGTGCGTATAAACCATTCTCGACACGAAATACCATACCTTCTTCGCCTGCGGCAAGTTTATCAATTGTAACTTTATCTAAGTCTAGATAAGCGTTATCGTAGCATCGTGCTACTTCAAGTTCTGGAATTAAAGGAGTGGCAATATCAATATGTTCACAAAGATTACTATAACGATAATCATATGTCATATTATTCATAACATAATCTTCGCCGCTATATGCAAGAATATCGTGCATATAAAAATGAATCTTGCCGTACTCACCTTTCTGACGCTCAAAGGCTTTCTCTGGTAAAGCACCCAAAACTGATGTTACATTCTTAGATGTGCCATTAGGATAATAAACCTCACCGATGATGCACGTACCATTAGGAAGTTCATTCATAGCCCAATCTTTAATATGCGGCACTTTATCAATATTGTCGCTATAATAGCCAGTCTTTTTAGAGACTGTGCGACTATAAAGATGAACCTCGTTGTTGTCTTTAATTAACTGTGACCAATATCCATCTTTCTTAATAGTGCCGATGATTGGTGTATTTTTAAACATATCCTCGTAGTTCTTGGGAGCTTTGCCAACCAGCATTGGCGAATAAATATTTAGAGACATATTCCTCCAATAGAAAGAAAAGGGCAGACTAAAGAATAACCCCTCGTCCACCCTTATTTGCAATTTTACCTGTAAAATTCTGCGGTTCAGTAATTGTCATAGATACAATTCTATCATCATCGTCTAACTTAATACCGCACATGCCGCCAGAACGAATACTACTTGCCCGCACACTATCAGCCATGAAACTAATTTGTCTCTTGGTTGAGGTTAATGTTACAACACATCCATTTGTCTCTTGGATGCTGACAATTTTGCTGTCGGTCTTAAAGGCTACAGAACCTTTAACATTACGAGTGCCACCAGCGAACTGTTTACCCTCACACTTCTTAACTTTGCCGTCCTCTGTAACAAAAAACATATAAGGCTTATCTACGAATACATCATTATGAATTGTGATAATCTTTTCGTCATTATCAAGATTGATGATTGCACCGATAGCTGTACCCTTATCTTTTGAACCGCATTCTTTAATATCTGAAAGAGCAATCCTAAAGAATCGCCCCTTGTTCGAAAATAGAGCTACTTTTCTATCCTCAGATACAGTAAATGCAAGGCTACCGTCACTCTTGTACTTAGAAGGTGAGACTTTTTGCAGATAACCAAGAGGATTAAATGCAATAACAAAATTCCTATTCTCTTTTGGCGCAGAAAACCTTGCCTTTTTTGTTTTTGTAATTTCCTTTTGGACTACTTTAGTGCGACGCTCGTCTCCAAACTTTTCAGATACTTCATTAAAACGTTTAATCATTTCTTGCTTTAGAAGTTTATTTGAATTTAAAATAGAACTAATTCGTTCAATCTCAGACTCAAGATTTTCTTTATCTTTAAGTAGCTTGTTTACTTCTAGTTTTGCAAGACGAACAAGTTTAATCTCTAAAATCGCTTTGGCTTGGTCTTCATCAATGCCTAGAAAAAATTGTAACTTTTCATTAGCTTCTTTGGTTGAAGAAGAATTTTTAATTGTCTCAACTGTTTCATCAATCTTATTAATTGCCGCAATGATACCATTTGTAATTTTTAATTTGTAATTGAGAACATTAAGTTGATGTTTATACATATTGGTATACACTTGTTTTTCATGCTTTAAGTGTGCGGTCAATGCTTCTTGCCAACCAAATACTTTTGGATAACGACCGTTCTCAAGCATTGTCATGTTAATACTATAAGTTTTTTGTAGAGAAGTATTATCAAACAGATAAGTTGCTACTTCTTTTGGATTAGCAGACCTAGAAAGATAAATCTTAATACAGACGTTTTCACCTGTAAGGTCATTTAGATTAACGATGCCGGGATTAGTCTCTTCATCATTCGTAATCTTTTCAATTTCATTACAAATAGTATTAGTATAAACGCTATAAGGAAGTTCACGAACGATAATGCAATTATCTTTCTTGTCGTATTCTAACTTTGCACGAACAATGCAACCTTTGCCTTTACCAATTTTAAGACTTTCGCGCACTTCGTCTTTGTTAAGAATTGTGCCGCCAGTAGCAAAATCAGGATAACATAAAATATCATCAAACGCTGCATTCTTATGCTCTAGCATATATACCATTGCCGCATTTACTTCTTTGAGATTGAATTGTGGAACGGAGCTTGCAAGACCAGACGCAATTCCGCTTGTGCCATTGACGATATTATAGAATCCAAGAGAAGAAAGAATTCTAGGATACTTCTCAGTATCGTCATAGTTATCTACCCATTCATCTACAGTATATTTATCAGTTTCTTTGAGAAGATAATCAGACAACTGAGAAAGACGTGATGCTGTGTATCGTGGTGCAGCCCAGTTCCCTGTCTCTGTTAAAGTTCCGTATGAGCCTTCCACTTCTACTAGTGGATACCTCATGGAGAAAGGCTGTCCGCTGCGCATTACAATGCCTTCGCAAGATGCGTCTCCATGAATATAGAGTCTCATGCAGCTTCCTATTGCTTTAAGCGTCTTTTTAAATGGCTTGTCATGAGTGAATTTATCTGTGAACATGCAGTACAGGACTTGTCTAGTAGATGGCTTTACGCAATCTCGAACATCTACTAATGCACGTGATTGAATAACTGCTCCTGCATATTGTCCAAAGCTATTATCAATAACATCGTCTAAACTTACTTTAAAATCCAATTACTCTTTCACCTCACTAAAGTCAATATTATTGAAAATAAAATCTTTGCGGCCATCTGCATTTGAACCCATAAGAGTTATAAGTTTATTCTTTGTTTTGTCTGTTGGAATAAGAACATCCATATGCTGATTCGCGCCAAACATAGAATTACGTGCTTGACTTGCAGATAGCGAACCGAGTCCCTTACAACGTTGTACCTCTACTCCTGCTGGAAGGTTTGGTCTAGCTGCGTCCATTTCTTGGTCTGTAAAGTAATATTGTTCCTTATCTTTACCTTTGACAATATAGAGAGGTGAGCGTAACCAACATAGTCTATTCTCTTGAATAAACTTAGGACAGAAGTGTTCTAGAGCTGATGCAATAAGCAATCCGATGTGGTAACCGTCACTATCGGAGTCAACGCATATGCCAATCCTGCCGTATCTTAAATTTGTCTCTTCATAATCTTCATGTGGTTTAATACCAAGTGCCTTAAAAAGTAATTGAATCTCTTCGTTCTTTAACAGTCTATCGTCTTTATTTGCAAGTGCGTTGATTAGCTTGCCGCGCAGCATTAAAATTCCATATTTGTCAATTTCACGTGCAACACACATCGAAGCTCCAGCTGACAGTCCTTCTACTACGAGAAGAGTAGAATCTTGGCCAAGGAATTCAGCGTCTTTGAGCTTATCTGGATTAAGAATCTTAACCTTATTACCACGCTTTTTATTATTCTTAACTGCCGCACGCGCACGTTTAGCTGCTTCTGCTGCTTTTCGCGCAAGGATAGCCTTTTCAAGAATAGCCTTTGCATCTTCTGGGTTGCTATCTAGCCATACTTCTAGCTGCTGTCCAAAAATAGAAGTGAAATCAGTATCAATTTTAGTAACTGTACTTTTTACTTGCGCTTCATATTTTACATTCTCCGCAGTAATATTAGAAACTAAAATTAAACCTTCTTGTAAAGAAACACCATCTAGATTTTTATCTTTATCACCCAGAAGATTATTCTCTTTAGCCCACTTATTTAGAATACGGGTAATTGTAGACTTCATAGAAGCTATATGTGGGCCAGCACTAGTTAAACCGCAATTGACGTATGAAATAATACTTGAAGAAGAAGAGCTAGTATACGTTAGTCCAACGCTCATGCCTTGTTTACCATAGGTAAACTCTTCAATGAAACGATTTGAAACAATCTCAATATTATCTTTAACTTGACTGCTCAATAAATCTGCGATTCCATTTTCATGAAAAATCTTTTGACCATTATAATCAATGATTAGACCGTGGCATAAACAAGTAATTTCATTGCAAAACTGTTTTACTTTAGATTCATTGATAGCAGGAGAATCGAAAAACTCTTCACTAGGATTGAAAGTAACAGTCGTGCCATGTTCTTTTGTACTTTTACCTAACTTTCTCTCTTGAAAAACACCCTCTTTGAACTGAACAAATTCATAATTATGATTGCGACAACTATATACTTCCAAAGAATGTGAAAGAAAGTTGGTGAGTTTACCACCCTGGCCATTTTTGCCAAGACTTACACCAGCATAGCTGCCATCATTCCTAAACTTACCACTGGTATTTAGAACGTCAAAACTAGCTTGAAGAGTGGTTTCACCATCTTCCCTAAGCTCATTGACAGGGAAACCTCGACCGTAATCTTCTACTGAATAGATATGATTTATATTATCAACTTTAACGATAATTTCTTTGCCATATCCAATATTATATTCATCAATAGAATTACCTAAAATCTCAATAATCAATTGAGTTGCATCAGAGCAGTCTCCCGCATATACATCACTACGTAATCTTACATGCTCTAATGGAGATAAGGATTCAATTTCACGATGTTGCTTCATTAATTTTCCTCATTAAATAATCATCATTTTTATTTAGTTTGCCATAATCAGTATATGGAATTCTTAATAGGTTAATATTGTTGTCTTCACAAAATTGATTTTTTAAATTATCTCTATAATGAATGTCCTCCGCTTTAATTTCTTTTGTCCAAGCCCATTTACCAGTTTTAAAATGTTGTTCACCATCAAATTCGATGCATAAATTATAATCTGGAAGATAAAAATCAAAACGCAAACGACCGTTTGTTTTAGGATTAATACAACCAGAAAAATATTTTTCTGGTTCATATTTAATATTATGTTTATCAAGATATTGTATAATCAATTCTTCGCCAGCAGACCTTTTCATACATCCACAACTTAACTGTGAGTGTCTTGAATCATTGCCATAATTATCTCTACGAAGTTCTCCTAATAAAACTTCAACATAATTTCCACAATCACATTTCCAAAGCCAACGATTATCACTATTTTGTTTATCAGTTAATCCAATGACTGTTAGTCTGTTAAAAGTTTGGCCTGTAATATCTTCTATATAGGAACCTTTTACAGTTTTAATTTTACTCAAAAGTCCTCCTTTCTTTTATAGATATTATATCATTTTCATTTTCAGTTGTCAACAAAAAATGGATGCCGATTATAGCAATCGACACCCATCATAAACTACAGTCCCTTTTTCTCTAAGTCCTCTAAGAACTTTCTACGGCTTTCCACTTGGTCTTTGCAGAACGTGCGGAAATTATTCTTTAAAACATGATACTTGTCACGAGCATCATACCAATCCTTTTTAGCATAGCGAAGTGCATCATTGTACTTAAATGAATACCAAAGTTGGTCCTCATAAGCCACAAGACCATTATAACGTTCACGCATAGCTGCCGCACGCTTCTGCTGTAGCTTCATGCGGCACTTGTATTCGGCAATGCTCCAACCAATCCACTTATTAGCAACGTCCATATCTTCATCATGCGGCTTAGCGTATTCAACGAATTTACCCCACTGTGAAGTAATAGTAACCGATGCTACCTTAGTTTCCTCATTCCAATAGCAATCTGTAAGCTGACAATGCGCCATTTGTTTTCTCCTTATCGTTTATTATAGGCTGCGGACATATAAGAATTCATGATAGCAAACTGAGTTGATTCAAGTGCATCTACCGCATCCTTAGACGGCTCAGGAATAAACTTAGAATTATTCTCAATAAGCTCGTCCATTTTCATTACATAGTGTTCTGCCTTTGCCTTTGCATCTTCTGACGAATATATAATACCATAACGTTTAATAGCCATCATTTCATCACGATATAGGTTCTCTTTACCTAAAGAATTACGTTCATCAATCCAGATAGCTTCTGAGAATGACGCTCCATCAATAAGATAACGCTTGACAAACAGATACAGTCGCATGATATGTTGCAATTCCTTCGCCACATACCCATACTTTTCAATCAGTTCATGGTTTGCAGGAGAATCATGGCAAATCTTCTTTGCCTTTTCCATAGCCATTCCAAGAGAAGAAAAAATTAATTTCTGCGGATTAAGATTGGCAATATCATCACAATGTTTACGAAGATATTCCCAGTAAATCTTATACTTAGGATTAACAACATAATACTCAGTGCAAAGAATTTCCAAGAAGTTAATATTTGCCTTATGGAGAATCTTAAAATAGTCTCGAAAATCTTTAACTGTACAATGCTCGTCATTGTCCATAATCTCGACTTTATTAAGATGCTTCTTATCCAAGAACAAATCATATGCTGTTGGAATCATAAGCAACTTTGTATCAACATCAGATTCTTCGTCCCATAGATTATAATTCATGGAACCATTGGCTGCGCATACAAGATACGGATACTGCCAATACTTGCCTGTGGCAATAATAGCGCCAAGATGCTCTTCAACCCTATTCTGAATCTTATTTACATTTTCTGCCATTTCTATTTCCTTTCTCTATATATGTATTATAACAGATTTATTTACCAGTGTCAATACAAAAAAAGGCACCCACGAGAGTGCCTTTACCAAAAGAAAGAAAATTAGAAGTGGTAGTTATCGTTGATGTAGTCGTATAACTTGCCGCCATTCTCTACATACTCAAGCATCTTGAAGACGTTATCGTTCAGAGCTGTCATGAGGTGGACGTCGGGATTGCCTGGATTAGCAATTTGGTCAGCATAGTTGCCGAGGTCGAAACTATAAAGAATTGTGCGGCCATGTACAGCACAATAATTATTATAGTTGCACATACCGTCAGTGCTATCTCTACAATAAGTATACTGTCTTGCCATCACCTGCATATCAGAGACAACGAAGATGCGGTCGTACTTCTTGTCACTGATAAGACCGAAAGCAGGAGCAATGTCAGTTCCATAACCGCAATTATCGTTCTCACACATTTCACGAATTACTTGGAATGGGCCGCAAGCCTTCTTGAAAGTTGCAGACTTAGCACGATTGCCGAACTTTACAAAGTCGCAATTACCGTTAATGTAAAGAGCCGCAGCATAGCAAGCGCCAACTTCCTTGATGGTGAGATTGGACTTATTACCATAGCGGTCTTCCATCGAACCGGAAACATCAAGCATGATAACGGAATTACCTTCTAGCTTGGGCATATTGCCGCAAGCAATACGGAAAGCAGTATCCAGTGCTGTGATAACTGCAAAGTTCTGAACATTTAGATTGCGATAAGCAGTATAAATCTGATAAGGAAATACAAGAGACTTCTTGATAGAAACCTCGTTGATAAGCTGGTCTACAAGATTGCGCTTAATCCATTCATCGCCAACATCCTCTGAAAGAATGTTATTCAGATTACGAATAAGAGCAAGATAACCGAGACGATTACCCTCAACCATATTCTTCCAGCTATCATTTCCAGTGGAGATATTTACTTCCCAAGTATCAGCAGCTTCGAGCCTACCATTCATATAACCATCAATGGCATAACCCTTCGGATGGATGATGTTGATAAGGTCGTACATATTGTAGCGCTTACCCTTCATCTGATATTTCATCAAACGATACTCAGAAATGTTAGACATATAATCTGCAAAACCACGAATCATAGCATGAGAACGCTTGCCACCAAGCATGTCAACAGCTGCGAAAATCTCAGACATATCATCAGGACGATGACAGAAAGCCTTATAGAAATCGCGCTTGCGCTCAAAGCTCTGACCATTCAGCATAGCCGCAACAAGCTGCGAGACACTACGCATACCAAGTTGGTTTCGTGCAAACATGGCACACTTACCAGTGAACTCAGCGCCATACTTATCAATTACAAGATTCGTAAGTTCGATGAAACGAGTCTGCTGCGTGTCGGCATTCTCGTAGAAACCATCGTCCATCTTGCTAGAGAACAGGAAATTCATCCAATCCTCAAGTACATCCTTCTTGTAATTCTCGCCGCCCTCGTATGACATAGAACGCTCGGGCTTAACCTTTTCATTAAACTTAGACATATTTTATCACTTTCTCTTGGAAGGAAAACTTTCCTATATTATAACATCTGTTTATATGACTTGTCAAGTAAAATTTTAGAAAACATCTAGGTCATGGAAACCAGAATAGTCAATGATTTTCAAATTGCCAAGAGCATCATAACCATAGTTGCCAGTATGCAAGTCTGAAATCTTTTCTTTATAAAGAAAATCAATAAAACGTTGAGTTGCCCTGCGACCATACGTTTCAATGAAAATGCCACACTCTGTAGTATAAAATTCACTATAGCTATCTTTATGCTCTTTGCGACTTTTGTCAATCATTGCCTTTGCAATTTTACTAGTCTCATTATCTGTTTTTTTGGGACTATAAGTCGTTCCCGCACAAGAAGAGACATACACTGGAATGCCGCATACGAAACCAAGGAATGTAGTCTTGGCAAGCATTTGATTAACTTTATACTTGCGGGCAATGCGATAGATATACTCTTCTGCGGCGCAATAATCGTTTGCATCTACTGGATAGAAGCCATTATTATTTGCATTTTTATATAGAGTAATATCATCGAAACAAAAATACATTGGAGCTCGATTTTCTTCCGCACAAAGTTCATAATGTTCCCAATCTCCATCTTCTATAAATGCAGCACCAATATAAGGAATTTTAAATACATAGTCTTTAAATTCTTTAAAATGGAATACAGATTTAGAGCAGCCACCTTCAACCCAATCGGCACCAATAGTCTTACCAATCTGTTGGATAAAAGTGCGGAATGTGTCACCATCTTCATCTTCAAAATATACCTGAGACAATTTTAAGAACTCAGGATTACAATTACGAAACCTATTGTCAAGAAAATTAAGCATCTCTGATTTATTCATATAGTTTCCTTTCTTCGTTCCACTATATTATATCATTTCAGAGTTACATTTGTAAATTATTTTCTTTTTAGTACCGATGGCTTTACCTTTTTCATCTAGAACTGTACCGATAGGACATCTTTTATAGACATATTTTAAAAATTCGTCTACCCTTTCAGTCTCATTTTTGTACATACCAAGAGAAAGAAAGGGTAGAATCTCATTATTTATATGCTCATATTCCGCATACGCATCATCGTCTAATTTTCTAGTGCATCCTTGCCTAGATTCTTCTGGAACATATTCACCTATGCGGCACAATGGGCATGAATCATTATCGCACTCATGGCAATGCAAGCTAACGATAGTATAATCATCCATTTGCCTGCCAATCTTTTATAAATCTAGCTGGATTGTAAGGAATCCATGCTTGATAGTCTGGTGGCAGAACTACTCTTACTTCTACTGACTCTGTGACTATAGGAACACCGTTTACATATATCATCTGTGAATCAGATTCAATATGAATATCATATTGCTGTCCATGTTTCAATTCAACATTCATTGGTGGCACAAGATTTTTATATACCCAGTCTTCGCCAATATATGTATACATTAGCGAGCCTTGCGGATTTCAAAGATAGGGTCATAATAAGTCTTGCCAGCTTTGACTTTCTCAAGAAATGCTTCGGCATCCTTCTTCTCGACAAACATCATTGCCTTGCTTGAATCAGTTGTGCGCATACCTTTTGCTGTAAGCATACGGAACTGCTTATCAATATAAGGTTCCTTGGTGCGCTTTCCGTAAATCATCCACATAATTTAATACTCCCATTCTTCTATGATATGCTTTAAACGAATTTCTTTAGTAAAATTGTTAATTGCTTCTATCTCTTGGTCTTGATAGCAATCATATACTTGGTCAACATTTCCAAGCCATACAAAATGCGTATATCCATCTTGATTTACCAAACCAAACAAATCAAAAGTCTTATATTCAGGTCGGCCTTGAATGATTGCATCTTCGAGTGTCATTAAATCTCCCTAGAGAATGTCTTTTTTCTTTTGACATAATTATAACATATAAAAAGTGAGCCGTCAAGAAAAATTTGACAGCCCACTTAAAATTTTATTTAGTTGTTAAGAATGTACTCGCGTACTCGTGCTTGAGTAAGACCCTTGATTGCGGCCAGTTTGACAGAAGCAGCTTTCTTCTTCTTGAAGAAATCCCAGAAGTTCTCTTCCATAAGTTCGTCAAGAACCTTATTGATAGCCATGCCGAAGAACTTGCCGTTCTTGCAATCAATTTTCTCCATATCAAGAGCGATAAGAACTTTATTGACTTCCTTCTCGACAAAAGCATCAGTGCAATACTTCTCTACAAACTCCTTCTCCAAAGAGTCAGTGCCCGTGTAGACAGTCTTCTTCTTAGACTTGTCATGATGCCACTCGTCACGAACAATCTTGGCAATCTGAACATTACCCCATGGGTCGCGCACGCAAGGGTAAGCCTTGATTACGATGCCCTCACCGATAGTCCCCTTTGGAAGATTGTAAGTACACTCGTCAACGTGCTTGTTCACAGCGTCCCAAGTCATGTTGCTAATGCGGCAAATGACAGGAACGCAACGATGATAGAACTTGCTAACTACTGGACACCATACATCATAATCAACATACTTACCATCCTTAGTATTGAGAATATCAAAGATGAAGAATCCGCCTTCAAGATAAGTCTTGATAGTACCAGTGAACTTGCGGCCATCAACACCGCCAAGCCACTCACCGTAAATGATATAATTAGGATGGTCAAGCAACCAATTCTTTAGTGCCTTAACCTCAGTATCGTCAGTGTTGGTGATATAATCAGCGAAACCAGCGTTATCCTTCTCGATAGAAATCTCACGAGTACGGCTACCGCAAGTAATATTTCCATTATCGTTTACCCAGATAGAACTATTCGTACCATCCAGCTTCGGCTGCAAAATTGTGTCACGACCGATAAAGTTCTGAACTTCTGCACGAGTCGAGCGCTCAAGATGCACATACTTATTGAAATGAGACATTATAAAATCCTTTCTCTTGTTTTCGTAATTACATTATACACAAATTTTTGGCCGCACGCAAGAACTTTTTTTCTTCTCTTTTTACTGTTTCTTTTTATTACTTTGCATAGCAAAGTAATTTATTTTTCTTTAATCCTTTTTCTCTTCTTTTAATAGAAATTACTGTGCGTAGCACAGGAATTTCTTTATAATAAAATCTTTTATATATAAAACAATTATATAATATCTCTTATATATATAAAAGTCAATATACATATATAAACTAATTTAATTATATTATAAACTAATATAATTTATTTTATATATATTTAAGGGGTAAACCCCTTAACAACCCAGTTAAAAGTATAATGATTTTCAAGTCTTTTGTCAAGAAAAATTTTTAATTAAAATTCTTTCTAAAAAAGTATTGACATACAATATGATTATGGTTTATAATATAGCCAACACATAAAAGAAAGGATATTACATGGAACCAATTACAGCAGAAAAAGCACGTGACATGCGTTATGTCGCTCTAAAGAAGAAAAGGGAAGAGCGGTTCAAGCAAGTTCAAAAATATAATTATTTCAATATTGTAATGAAAGATATTGAGAAAGCAGCCAATGATGGTAAGAATAGTGTAGACTTCTATCCGCATGTATCTGACTTCTATGAAAAAATCGTTCAGAGCGGTAGCATCGTTCCTGCCGCAGAGAAAGACTTCACCAATCCACAGAAGGAAGTATTTGCATCCCTTGAAGAGTCTCTTGGTTATCAGGTGGCACGCAATGACCATTATCAAGTAACTTATTTCCGTGGCGTTGACCGCATTGACATTACTATTAGCAAATATTCTATCTATTGGTAGGCTAAAATGAAGCATACGCTAATTTTAATGTGTGGCGTAACGAAGAGTGGTAAGTCTGTATTTGCAAAGACAATTCAAGATTCACATGAAGACTGTATGGCAATCAAAAGAGATAATTGCCGCATGTATAATTCAGAAGATGCAGACACAGTTGACAAGCGTTTCTATAATACAGTAAATATTGCTTTGAAATCACATCGCTATGTTGTAGCGAATGACCGCAATATAAATCGTATTGAGCGAGATAAGTTTTTCAATAATGTAAATTGCAATGGTTGTGAAGTAATTTGCGTTTGGGTTGAAACTCCACAAAATGTAGCCGTTGCACGTAAAGTTTCAGGTCAATTTGATACCATTACAATGCTGACTGACCGCGCTCAGTACACCAAGGCTGTCCAAAAGGCTCTTGAAAAGAAGTGGTCTAAGATTGGTCTTACTGTTGAACAGGTAAGCGTTCAGGATATTTCTTATGCTAAGTCCATTACCAATGCTTATGCTGATTCTCAGGCCGCAGAAGTAGAGAAAGCTAAGGCTCAGAACCAGCAGGAGACTGCAAAGATTAAGGGTGAGACTAAGGTTATTGAAGCTACGAAAGAAGCAGAAGCAAACCGTGTACTCAACGAGTCTCTAACTGATAATGTTCTAACCCAAGAGTACATTGATGCTCTAAAGGAAATGTCAAAGAATGGTAATACTGTCGTTGTGCCGCAAGGGTCAACACCAGTAGTAAATACAAAATAATATAAATTAGTCCCAAAGTTTCTATTGACTTTGGGACTTTTTTGCTATATAATAGACTTAAATAAAATCCAAGAGAAGGAGGAGTAATGGGGATTGATGCTATTACAATTATCTGCATCACTGTTCTTGTGATTGCGGCAATTGCTGGGAAATGTTATATGGAGCATATAGCTCTAGAAACTAGAAAAATTTGCCCCAAAGCAAGTCTGCGGCAGAAAAACATTGATAACATGCCATACGTATCCAATGATATTTAGAAGGTCAAGATTAAGTAATGATTTGTTTTGCTATTGGTTTCTTTGTAGGTTACACTGTAGCATGTCTTATGTTTAATTCTAGGGAGTAGTAATGGCAGATTGTCTGTTTGTACTATATGTATTTTTTGTGTGCGGCTATTCATATGTTGCACTTGCCGCACGTTTTGAGAAGTTTCGTTTTGAAATCTATAAGGCATTTCTTGAAATGTTTTAATTGACTTTTGACTTTATATATAATATAATATAAGTATAAAGTCAAGAGACTCCTTGGCAGAAAAGTTATGCAGCGCCCTGCAAAGGCGTTTAAACTGGAGCGTTACCAGTAGGAGTCTCTTGATTTTATATTCGAAAGGAACAATTATGCGTGATGTAAATAGAATCTATGATATTCTTGTAAAGTTTCAAGACCTTTGGGAGCAGTATCCTGACCAGCGTTTTGGGCAGATTATCTCTAATTATCTTGTAAATGACAAGGAAGATATTTTCTATATTGAAGATGATGAACTGTCCAAGCGCCTTACTGACCAGCTTTCATTGATTGAGTGGTAAATATGAATGTTTATTGTCTGTTAGATGCTATTGATGATGATATGCGAAATAACTTATATATTTCATTTGCGATGTATAACATTCCTGAAATGAGCACTCCTTCTGTTCCATTTAATGAATGGATACAGGAACAACATGACGCGATTTTAAAGGCAGATGTGGTTACTTTCAACATTAAAGTTGATAAGAACTATGGATATTTAATGCTTACTATTCTGGTTAATATGTAAAGGATATTATGATTACTCAGTATTCACATGGTATAAATACAGAAGCAAAGCCAAGTAATAATGTAATTGACATTTATAAGAAGTGGTCTGCTGAGGAAATTCGTGCGGCACTTCAACCTAACCGTATGCCGCTAGTGAATATCTGTATTAATCTCGACCACGGTTTCAATGTAGGTTCAATCATTCGTGCGTCTAATTGTTTTCTTGCAAAGGAAACCTATGTCGTTGGCCGCAAGCGTTTTGACAGAAGGGGAGCGGTTGGCAGCACTCATGTAGAGCGTGTATATCATGCGGATAATTTTGATGAAGTCATTGAAATTCTTCATCCTCTTGGATATAGTATCTTTGCTGTAGATAATATTCCTGAATATAATCCTCAGAATATTTTCGATGCAGATATTCCAATGAAATCCGCATTTGTATATGGCAGTGAGTGCGATGGTTTGCCGCAGGAAATTATTGACAAGTGTGATGAAATGATTTATATTCGTCAAGATGGCAGTATTCGTTCATTAAATGTTGCACAAGCGGCCGCGTGTTGTATGATGGAATATTCTAGGCGTTATAGGATGAAAGGTTAATATGCGCTATTGCAAAATTAAAACTATTGTAAATGATGTGCCATATACTTTCTATGGACAATTTGACAATTTGATTTCGTATGATGAAATTGAATATTATATTTCTCAAGCTATTGACCTCAATACAGACGATGATGAAGAAGATATTGATATTGAATCTCTTCTAATGGATACTGCTGGTGCAGAATTTGAATGTGAAGATATGACTTTAACAGATTGGCTTACTACAGTTATATGCGACTATAAACACACTCGACCAGTGTTACAAATTTATGTACTCGGAAATCTCATGGATAACATGGTCACAATTTATCGTTCATATAAGGAAGATATTAGCCAAACTACACAGTATCTCTATATGAGCGGTGAAACTGCTGGCGATGAAGGCTGTAAGTATTCAACGGCTTGCGTTGTAACGCCAAAGCAACAGCGTGTTGAAGTTATTGAGGAAGGTTGGAAAGACCTTCTTAGCCGCATCAAACGTGATGGAAATATGGGTGGAGTTTATATCAAAACTGGTATTTTAACTATCTTTGATGTGCCGCAAGAGGACTATGAGCGATATAAGAAGAATACGGAACTAGTATTAGATTAAAGGTGGGATTCTATTGAACAACAGTATCCAAGTTAACGTGTCTATTCCTCGTGGTATTGATGCCGTCAATGTGCTAGGCCCATCAGATAGGTATATAAGGGCCGTAAAAGAGCAAATTGACGATACACTGCGTGTTAATCTTGGACGCTCTAAGGAAGAGAATAATATCGTAATTTTTGGCAAAGAGAAATCTGTCCATCAAGCCCAAGAGGTGTTTGAAAAGCTGATTGAAATTGCCTGCTCAAAGGATGATATTAGTACGGATGAAGTGCGACTTCTTGCCAAGCAAAGTGCAGATGGTGGTATTTTTGATAATTCTGATTCTTCTACCACGATTTTGAAATATGGTAAAAAAGAAATCAAAGTACGCACAGAAGGTCAACTTGAATATCTGAATAGTATGCGGCACAATGCTATCACTATTTGTATCGCACCTCCTGGTGCAAGCAAGACCTATACAGCAGTATGCTATGCGCTGTCTCAGCTTATCAATAAGAATGTAGATAGTATTGTTATCTCTCGTCCTATGGTTTCCGCAAAAGGTGAAGCAGATTTAGGCGCACTTCCCGGCACTGCTGATGAAAAGTTTTCACTATATGCACTTCCTATGATGGATGTATTTGAACGAGTTCTCGGGCGTGAGAAACTTGATTCATATGTTGAAAAGGGTAAAATCAAAATGTTGCCGCTAGGGTATATGCGCGGATGTTCTCTATATAAAACTTTCCTTCTCGTGGACGAAGCAGAGAACATGAATACGATTCTAGGAAAGCTCGCAGTCACACGTTTAGGAGAAGATTCTAAGATTGTCTTGTGCGGCGACTTGGTTCAGCAAGATTCCAAAGGCGAAAGCGGTCTTGAATATCTTGCCAATAGTCTGAAAGATGTATCTGGTATCGGCGTTGTACGCATGACAGAAGCAGATGTTGTAAGGCACGCTCTTATCACTAAAATGCTAAATGCTTTTGCCGCATACGATGAAAAATAATTATTGACTTTTGAATTATTTTATTCTATAATATATTTAGTTTAAGAAAGGATGCGGTCATATGAATTGGAACGATTTATCACCAGAAGCAAAAATCTATATTGAGTTAAGCCCTGTAGAGTTTGCAAAAACTTCTATGGACGCTTCTATCTCTCTATTGGAGAATGCCAATAGCACTAAAGAGTATGAGCGTATTATCTCTAACTGCGTTAATTTGTTGACTTTGTGCGGCAAGTCGATTGGTTATCATCCTAATTTTACTTTGGTGAAATAAAGTTCTTGACGCTGGATACATCTTATGATATTATATATAATATAAGATGTGAAAGGATTTAATAAATGGCTGAGTTTAGTAAGCATGATATGAAGATGTTTGATTTGGCGCGAAAGGCGGCACTGGAATCTACATATGAACCTTTCAAACTCGGGGCGGTAATCTCATACAAGGGACGTGTTCTTGCTACTGGTCATAATAGTCGCAAGACTAATCCTTTGCAGAAAAAGTATAATCGCAAATATAGGACTTTTAGATATAATGGAAAGCCTATTCATGATTATTTGCACGCTGAAATGGATTGTTTGCTAAACATTCCAAAGTGCATTGATATAAATATCAATTATAGCAAGGCAAATATTTATATTTATCGTATTTCACCCGGCAAGCCACTTCTCATGGGCAGAAGTTTTCCTTGCGCCGCATGTCTTAACGCTTTGCGAGACAAAGGAATTCGCCATATCTATTACACAGATGACAATGGTTTGGCTTTTCAAGAACTTTACTAAGGTGATAACATGTTGATTGTAATTATAGGAATTGTTTTTATTTTTCTTTTTTCTGTATACGCATATTATTATGGAAAGCGATTTAAGTAATGAATTGTATTATTATTCCTGACAAGGAAATGAATTCATACATTACAAAGCTCAATCCGAATTTTGTATTTGTATGGTGTGAGCAGTATACTACCCTTGTAGATTTCGTTAATGGCAAGCGCGTTCCTGTTCGTGATACATATGATGCAATTGTTCCGCATTTTATTCTCGCATATGGCGATGATGAAGCTAAGAAGACTGTTGGCGATGCTGTACTGCACAACATTTTAGCAGAAGTGACGCAGATTTATCACGACACTAGCCGCAAGGTCTATATCATCACTTATTAGACAAGTTCTAGACAATCTGTTTGACGGGCTATTAGCTCAAATGGATAGAGCAAAAGACTTCTAATCTTTAGGTTACAGATTCGAGTTCTGTATAGCCCACCAGACAGATTGTCAGACTTATATTAGACAGCATTTTTCTTTGAAAGGATTTATTGTGAAAATTCGTGACTGGGACGAACTTGAGTATAGCGATGATGATACTTTTGAAAAGTTTTCCCACAAAGCAAAACTAATTCGTCAGCGCAAAGACGATACTTATAAGGCAAAACGTAAGGAAAAGTTAGAGCGCATGGAGTTTGAAGAAAATGCTACTAAGGGAGAGGACTAGTTCCTCTCCCTTTTTTTGTAGAAAAAAATATTTGCCGCACACATTTATATATGGTATAATATTATTAAACCAAGAGAGAGGAAGATAAATGAACGAAGTCGATATGCTGCGTAATAGCTCGCTTGTGCGCGAGAAGCATCTTGCCAATGGAATCTCTTCTTTTAATTTCTCAAACAAGTGCTTTTTCAACCAAGCATGGGATTCCATCAATGTAAAGGCACGCGGACTTTTCGTAAAAGATAATAAGGTTGTTGCACGTTCGTACAACAAGTTTTTTAACATTGGAGAGCGTCCTGAGACTGAAATGGCTAGCCTGCGCGAGAATCTTGTGTTCCCCGTGTGCGCATATGTCAAGTCTAACGGGTTTCTTGCGATGATTTCTGCCGACCCGACCGAGAACGGTAAGCTGTTCATCGCATCCAAGAGCACAAATGAGGGAGATTTCGCAGGATATATCTGTGACGTTCTTGACAAGACGTTGACCACTGCACAGCAGGAGGAATTCGCAGAATATCTGCGCAAGAATGACTGCACTGCTGTCTTCGAGTGCATTGACCCAATCCATGACCCGCATATCGTTGAGTATTCGCATCCTCACCTCGTGCTTTTGGACTTGGTGTACAATGATTTCAACTATAGCCATGCGGGGTACTATACCCTTATTGATGTAGCTGGACATTTTGGATTCTATTGCAAGGTTCTTAGCAAAGTCATTGCTAACTGGCAGGAGTTTGAATCTTTCATTGACAAGTGGGCCGCACGTGCATACATCGAGGGCTTTGTCTTCGAGGATGCAGACGGATTCATGGTGAAATATAAGACCCCTTGGTACAAGAACTGGAAACAGGCTCGTGGAGTTTTGCAGCAGGTTTGGACTGGACGTGATATTGAGACTATCAAAAATATCAAGACCAAGCTGGCATTTGAACCTCGTCTTATGGATGCAATTCCTGAGTTCGTGGAAGAGTGCCACGAGCAAGGTCGAGAAACTTGCCCTTCGGTAATCGAGTTGCGTAACTGGTTTGAAAATTAATCTTGACGATTGGCTATATCATATGCTATAATTATGGTATAGCCAAGAGAGAGGAAAAGATATGATGGCTTCTTATAACACTGCTATTCTGCACCTTGCAAACTATTATCTTGAGCATCATGATGATATTTCCGGGTATCATGATGATATTTCCGGGTATTATCTTGATGGTGCAATTGATATGATTCACAACATCTATGGCGTGCGCGTAGAGCGAGTTTACGCAGATATGTATAAGATTGCCGACATTTTGATGGAGGACTAACAATGCTGCACATGGATAATTCTGTGGGCAATCCCATGATGCTTCTTGCTTCTGAGGAAGAAATGGAGCAGAAGGTCGATGCTGTAATCCAGACTATTGAAACTGAATATGATGGGCGGGCTTCTGCTGATATTGTCTATGACCTCTTGGATTCTTATGAGGTTGAGACTTCTGATTTGCCGCAATGGTTGTGGAATCGTTTGGCCGTATATCTTTAATGATTTTTAGGGTGATTGTCTCTTGACAATTGCCCTTTTTTGTTATATAATATAAAATAGGTTATTATGAAAGGATGATATATGATTAAATTGGCAATTCCATTTCAATTGAATGGCGAATTGAATGATGAAGTCAAAGAGTTTAACATTCTCTTTTACAAATCTCGCAATTCAATTGAAGACCTTATTGACTTTGTGCAGGAGTATGAGGATACTCGTATCAATCTTGAATTCCCAGAAGGTATTCATATGCCTACAGTCAAGTCAATTAATAAGGTGTCAGACAAGATTTATATCCGCGTAGCGCCAACAGATATTACAAAGGCCGCAGAACTTAAAGAGAACTCATATAAATTTTTCTTTAATCAAGATATGAAGGTTCCAACTTATTCTTGTCTTGAATCTTTTATCAATCTAGGTGTATCTGATGTATATATTGCTGATGATTTATGTTATAATCTAAAGAATGTACATGACATTTGCCAAGAGAATAACGTTCAAATGCGGCTAATCTTAAATCAGGTGCCGTCAATGACACTTGACCGTGGTATCAATCCAAAGGCTCCAATTTTCATGCCAAAAGATATGGATATTATCAATCCATATTTTGATGTTTTTGAATTTGAATGCGGCCTGCCGTATGACTGGGCGAAGTTTGATGTTCTATATCGCGCATGGTTTATTAACAAGTATTGGCATGGTCAAATGAGCGAAATCAATGAAGATATAGATATGGGCTTTCATTGTGATGCAATCCATCCAAGTTTCACCGCAAGTAAGATTGACTGCGAACGCCGTTGCTGCAAGCGTCTATCAAATCATTGTAATAAGTGTGAAGATTTTCTGTCTCTTGGCGAGGTCTTAAAGAAAAAGCAAATCCGTTTTACAAATTAACTAATTGGGCAAATGATTATAATCTTTTGCCCACATTTTTTATATATTTTTAAGCAATCGTCTTGTCGTATAGGAATAGAAAGAGGAATTATCCGAATGAAATTCATTAAAAACAAAACGAAAGCATTGGCTATGTGCTTATCCGTAGTGGCACTCGCTGGCGTGACAAATGCTTTTTGTGTAAACGAAGCAAATGCAATTATCGTTAATGACGAAATTACAAATGCAGCAGTACGCACAACTACACTTGATGCTATGATTCCATATAAGGAAGATGGGTACGATAACGCTCAGACATGGCTAGTGGATAAATGTAATATGAAAGACTCACAGTTTGATGAAGTCATATATATTATTCAAAATTACGGAGATTATCTTGAACAGAATGATATTTTAGAGATTCAAGATATTATGGAGAAGCAATCTGTTTGCGACACTATTACAGAACTAAAACAGTATAAGGCTCGACTTGATAGCTGGAAACAGTATGGTGCAGATAAGAAACAGAAAGCACTCCAAGAGAAGAAAGAAGCAGAAGAACGTGCGGCTCAAGAAGCTGCTGCTAAAGCGGCTGCGCAGGCAAACTACCAGAATCAGCAATCTAGCTCGTATAGCGTTCCAAGTTATTCATATGCTGATTACTTTTGGAATGGTTCAGCGCGCGACTTCATTGTTTCTAAAGAAAGTGGCGGCAGCTATAGTGCCACCAATGGACGCTACTATGGCGCATATCAGCTTGATATTTCCTATTTGAATGGAGACTTGTCGCAGGAAAATCAAGACAGGGTTGCTGAACAATATGTATCAAATAGATATGGTAGCTGGGAAAATGCGGCTGCACATTGGCAATCTCATGGTTGGTACTAAAATATTTTCAATAAAATAGTTGATTTCTAGAAAAATATTTGTTATAATATTAACGAAGTTAAAGCAACAAAAGAATTAAAAGGAGAATGGTAAATGGCAGAATCTTATGGTTTAAACTTTAATCTAGCTATGACAGCAAATGAGGATGGTGTCGTAGACTTTGGTGTACATGTAACTGATTCTGACGGTCTTGACCTAGACCATAAAGCTAGTGGCAAAGATGCTATGAAGGTTATTGATGAACTAACTAGCACTCTTACGCGCGAGCTTATGACTGTATCCAATGGCCGCAAGCAGAAGAAGGATAAGGAACAGGCTGAGAAGATTAAGAAGGAGCGCGAAGAGCGTGCAGCAAAGCTCGCTGACCTAAAGTCTCAGGCTGAGAAAATCAAGAAGCAGATTGAAGAAATCGAAAAGGACACTAAGGATACAAAGACTGTCCGCACAAGCCGTCCTTCCTATGAGTCTCTTCTTGACCAAGATTTCGCTCGTCTGCTAAAGCTATTTAGTTAAAAAAAGTTCTTGCCAAGAGGTTTAAGAAGTTATATAATATAGTTAAAGAAAGAGAGAGGAAGGTATCATGGATTTGTTTGTCAAAGATAAATATTACAATATTGACTCGAAGCGCGACTTGGACGTTTGCTTGAAAGAGAACGGCTTCAACTATGATGAATTAGAGTCCGTGATGCTTTCCTATCATGAAGCACAGTACACAACTGGTGTTGAAGGTCTTATCGGCGATGATTTGTACGAGGTTCAGCACGCTATCAACTCTGAGCTGAGTGACTTGGAAAACGAGATTAAGAATCTTAATGGTCGTTCGTGCAAGAATAACACTCGTGCGGATATTGCAAATCGACTTAGTGATATTTACGATAATCTTATGGACTTAAACCTTTCCTGCCAAGTATATAACAGGGACACGATGTAAGGAGCTTTGTATGGGACAGGACATTCATGTTTATCTTGCTAGGAAGACTAGTAGATACGCACAGGACAACGGATGTGAAGAGTATTATCCAGTAGAGCTGTATATTAAGTATGACAACGACGGTGCTGTTTCGTATGAGTATGCAGACCCTTATTGTGGCCGCAATTATGAGCTGTTTTCTTGGCTCATGGACGGTAATGGACGCGTATATGTAGATGAAGCTGACCATCCTATCGGTAAATATCTTGAGTATGATGGTCTTGTGCCGCGAAAGATTCTCAAAGAGTGGGAAGACTGGGAAGAGAGTGGCGCATATGGATATAATGTTGTCACGCTTGCTGATATTATTGACCATTATAATATGATTGACTCTCACAAGTATGCAGTTAATGATATGCTCGGAAGTCATTCCTCTAACAATGAACTTAAAGATAGTGTCGGTGATTTCATCGAAGACATTAAGCGTTATTGTAGCATTGAAGGAGCATATTATCTAACTCCGCAAGATATTCTTGTTGTCTATTGGTTTGACAGCTAAAAAAGTTCTTGACAGACGTTATACCAATATGGTATAATAACTTTAGTTACAAGATAAAAGTTCTGGGCAAAAAGTTATAATTTTTGTTGCGCAACTTTTATATTGTAATAGTGGTGTTAGAGCCTGCAAGATTTCTAGAGTATTGCAGGCTCATTTTTCTTTTAACATTCTGAGCAGGAATCGCCTAGCGGTCGATGGCACGGGTCTTGTAAGCCCGCTTCTTTACGAACACGTCAGTTCAAATCTGACTTCCTGCTCAGAGTGCTAATCTTAGACACTCTCCAAGTGATATAGTAGAGCGAACTTTGAACTCGTCTGTGCTTATATCCCAAGTCAATTTAGCGGTTTGGGCAGTCGCTATATAAATTTGCCCACTTTTTGGCTCTTCTTCTAACGGAATAGGAAAGTGCGCTCTGACCGCATTAATGAAAGTTCGAGTCTTTCAGAGCCAGCCCAGTTAAAAAAAATTACTTGACAAACGCCGAGTAATTTTATATAATATAGTTAACAAATCGTGATGGTGAAGATTCGGGTTCGACTCCCGGACAGGCCGAGTTAGCGGCGGTTAGTCTAATTGGTGAGAATAGCACCTAGCGATTATGTTATATCCAATGCTTGGGAGAGGTTATCGCTGCAAGGTAAATGTCTCCCGACTTCTATAGTCTTTTGCAGGGATTATAGATTAAAGGGTTGGCGGTTTTCCCAGTTTGAAACCGTCCACGTGATTATATTATCTTGCTTGCAAGATTTTATATATGCCGTCTCTGTAGCCGTAGACAATGCGGGCCAGCGCATACTTGAAAAGAAGCGCCTAGGGGAAGAGGAATCTGGTATATTTTGGTAGTTTTCAAACCTCGGCAGATGTGAAAACTACTACTTTAATTGCGGGTGGGAGGTCAGTATCTCACGGAGTCTCATAAGCTCTGTTAAGCCATAGCGTCAATGGCACCTCGCGACCAATTTTGTTATAAAAATTATTTGACAAACAGTTAAATAATTTGATATAATATATCTAGAAGAAAAGGGAAAAAGGATAGTCAACAGTACCGTCAACAAACCAGTGACCCTGCGGCTTATTGCCAACACCCAAAAGTGTAATGCTCAGTACGCTGTTAGGTTTGACCATTTGTTTTCTTTTAGTGTAGCAAACCAAGAGAAAGGTAAGAAAGTATGGCACAGTCAATCGAGACGATGGAACAGCGTTATCAGATGCTTATCAATCGTAAAGGTAAGAACTCAGAGAATGTAGGTATCATGCGCAAACTTCGCCGCAAGATTAACAAGGCAAAGCAGGGTGTCATTCTTTCCTAATTAAGTTTATTTATTATGCGTGATGAGGATTCAGTTACTTCATGAAGATTTTATGGTATATTTTAAATGCGGTACGCTGCATTTGTTAGTCTGACCCCAATTTTTCCGCATATTTTTTCTTGACTTTTGGTTTATAATATTATATAATATATATAGACCAAGAGAGAAAGAGGTTTGTTATGAAGCAGTTCGTCATTTGTCGTGAAAAGACCTGCGGCATCTATTCAATTCGTGTCAACACCGATTGCTCTACTGTTCGTTTTGAGATAATCAAAGACTTCGATACGTTTGAAGATGCAGACAACTACCTTCATAACATCCTTTTGTCTAAGTAATTCGTTCTATTGGAGTGTAATTCAGTTGGTAGAATGTTGTTAACTCAACGTGTCGCAGGTTCGAGTCCTGTCACTCCAATAGAACAAAACGTGGCTTATCTACCCTGCTGGAGTGTAGCTCAATGGTAGAGCGTTTGACCGTTAATCAAAATGTTGTAGGTTCGAGTCCTACCATTCCAGCAGAGTAGATAGCTACTCAATTTATCCAAAAGCAGAAAAGGAGCTTTGTAAATGTCGTATCCTTATAAGGATGAAGTATTGGCAACTAAATACGCTTATATTCCTGACGATGCGGCCAATGCTCCCGCTCGTAAAAAGAAAAAGACAGTGAAGAAAGCTAATCATAAGCACACTTACGATAAGAGTATTGTTATCAATTACTTTGATAAGTATGCTGGCACATGGACTTATGCTTATAGGAACGTTTGTACTATTTGCGGTCGTATCGGCGATTTTGTTGACAACGAGGGAATTATCAAAAAGACTTTCCCGCATGTCAAGCCAAGCTGGTTTGGTTTCGCTGTTGCTTTTGGATATAATGATGAATTTGCTGAATTTACCGAATGGTCAAAGACTTGGTATCCTCTAATTATCTGGAAAGACTACCAGCCTTTGGATGACAAGTTTATTCCAGACGAGTTTTTTGACCAGCTTGGGATTCAGGGACAGACAAATTAAAAACGCATATAGTATGCCTTACCTTGGGTTGGCGAAAATTCGGTATACGCACTATTCCCAAAAAATAGCGCCGAAAGGCATTCGGGTTCGATTCCCGAACCCAAGACAAGGCATACTAAAATTTTGGGCAAAAGTCAGTTATTTTGTCGGTTCGATTTTTATATTATATATAATATAGTATCGAAAGGATAGACAAATGGCATTAATTGACGATTTCACACCTGAGCAAATACAGGAATTAGCTAACGAGAGTCGTTCGTTAGCAGAATTAAGAGAAAAAATTGGTTACGCTAAAAATGGTGGAGGAACCAATGATATTGTTAGGTCATACATAAAAAAGCATGGCATAGATACATCACATATGCTTGGGCAAGGTTGGAGTAAGGACGTAATTAATTACGATTTATTCCAAGAAGGCAAGTCTGTTAAAAGCGATGTCTCTATTAGAGCTTTAAAAATTTTACGCGGTAGTGAATGTGAGATTTGCCACGGGACAATATGGAACAACCAACCTATTCCGCTTTGTGTTCATCATTTGAATGGTAATCATTTGGATAACCGATTGGAAAATTTGCAATTGCTTTGTCCAAACTGCCACGCGCAAACATATAACTATTGTGGTAAAAATATTAACAAGAAGAACACCAGAATTACAGACGAACAATTAGTAGAAGCTCTCAAAGCTAGTTCTAGCATTCGTCAAGCGTTACTTTCCTTGGGAATCTATTATTCTGCAAGAAGTTGGTATGAGCGTTGTTATGCTTTAATTGAGAAATATGATATAGAATTTATACAAAAAACTCCAAAATATTTTAAAAAGGACGATAGAGAGAAAAACGCTCTAAATGAAAAGCGTCTACAAGTAAAGCAAAAGCGTCTACGAACAAAACAAAAACCAAAACCTAAAAAGATTTACGGTTATTGTCCAATATGTAATAAACCTCTTTATAATAAAGACCGGAAGTTTTGTAGCCAAGAATGCTCTCATATAAGTCTGACTAAACTTAATAAAGAGATTAGTAGAGAAGAACTAAAGCAAATGATTAGAACAATGTCATTTTTAGCTATTGGCAAAGAGCTTGGTGTTAGTGATAACGCAATACGTAAATGGTGTAAAAAATACGATTTACCGTATAAAAAGAAAGATATAAAGTCCTATTCTGATGAAGAATGGGAAAAATTATAATTGCCGCAGTATTCCTTTAAAGACGAGGGTGGGACTGTAAATTCCATGTCTATGACTGGCTAGGAGCGTTACCTAGATGCGGCACCAGACAATTATTAGATGCGTGATTAAGATTCAGTTACTTCATAGGGCAATTAAATTAAAATAGTCTGAATCTAATTTTTCCGCATTTATTTTATTTATTATAATGTGTGATAATAAATCAGTTACTTCATTCTGGAAAAATGTATTCGCTGGTTCGACTCCAGCTCTGTGTCGGTTGCACGTTTAAACTGATTTTATCTTTTCCGCATTTATTTTATTAAAGTAGGCGATACGTGATAACGTTTCAGATACTTCAAATCTCCATTCTGAGCTGATTACTCAAACTGAAACACCTATTTCCGTATCGCTTTCTCTTGTGCGGCAAGTGATTAGTAAAGAGTTCCTTCGTCATATGTTTAAATAAGAGCAGCTTTCATTAGAAAGATGCAACCCCACCCATACTCTTTACACTTTTTCCTTACCGTTATTTGTAAACCCCTTTCTCGCCTATATAGTGTGCGAGCTATATAGACGCAAATGTGCGTGATTATTATTCAGTTACTTCATATAGCAATTTTTATGACCATCCAACACTGAATAAACTTTTTCCGCACACATTGATATTTTATAGGGACTCTTTTGAGTCCCTATTTTTTTGTTGACTATTGGCTATATATTATGTTATAATATATTTAAGAAATCGAAAGGAGATTCAATGAGCGTCTTTGTCACGTCTGATACGCACTTTAATCATGTCAACATTGTTGAGAAATTCTGTCAAGAGACGCGTCCGTTTGATACGGTCGAAGAAATGAATGAAGCTATTGTCAAAAACTGGAATACCGTTGTATCTCCTGATGATACTGTCTACCATCTTGGTGATTGCTTCATGGGACCGCTTGAGACTGTAGCTAAATATGGTTCTCGTCTCAATGGAAAGGTTCATGTGATTCCCGGTAATCATGATACCAAAAAGCGCATTGCTGAAATGGAAAAGCTCGGCTGGATTATTGAAAACAAGGTATCTTGTCTTGATTACAATGATGTTAGTTTCATGATGATTCACGAGCGTCCCGAGGAAATGCGTGGAGATAGCGCCAATGTTATTCTGTATGGTCATGTCCATGATGCGGCTCCAAAGGGTCTTGTTGATTGGACGTATCATGTAGGCGTTGACACGAATAATCTTACTCCTATCAACATTCATGATATTTGGCTCGATGTCCAGCAGAAAAAGATTGAGCTTGGAGAGTAAAATGGAAGTCAAGCATAAGGTCCAGCGTATCTGCGGCAATTGCAGATTTTACAAAAATTGCAGTTGCTATCGTTTCCCACCCAATGTAATTATTGACCCAACAGATTATAATGTTTATACTGTTCATCCTTCGCCGCAAAGCGGGGATAGGTGCGGCGAATGGGCAATTCATCCTAAATTGGAGAAGCATGACTAACGATGAATATAAAATCTCATGTGAAGGTCTAAGCCATTGTCCGCAGCATAAGTATGGCAAGAAGCGTTGGGGCGAGAAAGGTTACTTTCATTGTGTCTGCAAAGACCAGCTCCATGATACTATCGGCGAGTCTTGTTTCCTTTTTTGTGATGTAAACTCTGACCATACATGCGGTGAGTGCGTTCATTGGTTAGGCGATGTTACTTCAAAAGGTAAACGCCATGAGAAGTTTGGCTCTTGCTTTTATAGAATTGGCCGTATTGGAGCTTGGTGGCCTACATGCTGTCCTCAGTTTGTAAAGAGTGTCACTGATATAAATAGTTATGATTTTATCGAAGATTATGTTTTCCAGCAGACAGGAAAGAATGATTCTTCTCCTGAATGTCGTGAAGCACGAATGGCCGCACGTGAATTTTGGAGACAGAAATATGAGTGAAATGTGTAGTATGCATCTTAATAAAATGACTGCTATGATTCTTGATTTCATTGTGTACCTTAGTCAGCAGAAAGATATTGAGAAGATTGTCGATGAACTTAAAAAAGTTGACCGTGCTGTTTTTCATGAGCTTGTTGTAAATGCTATGGAAAAGAATCCTTCTCATACTAGCATTTATTGTGCTGAGCAGTTATGGGACATGGCTCCACTTACATCTTTAGCTCTCTTGGATTGGCTTAATGATTTCAACGAATTTTATACTTAATTTTTCTTGACTTTTGGTTAAAAGATATGCTATAATATAGTTAAAGAAACCAAGAGAAAGAAGAAACAATGGTTGAAGCTACTAATATATGCGGCAATTGCAAATATTATGAGTCAATAGACCTTTGGTATCTAGGCATCTGCCGCAAGCATCTGATTGAAGATGAACCTGAAAAGGTATGCGTCAATGATTGGATGTGCAATGATGGAGAGTATGACGAAGAGGAATACAATGGAGATTAATAAATCTGACCGTGACGCATATCTTGACCTGCTTTATGATATGTACGATGCCGACTTGGTTGATGTTGCTTTAGAGACTCTTGGCGAGAATGAGCTGCTTAACGGCATTCCCGCTATGCTAGAAGACTATTATTTTGACGAAGATTGCTAAATGAAAGTAGCGGTTATGAATTTTAAGACTTTTGAAGGAAACTCTGGCGATGTATGGAAGTATGTCTTTACGAAAGAAGATATGGTCGCCGAAGCGGTTCTATATAAATATAATAGTTACTATGATAGAACTGTAATTTGTTGTAGTGTTATGAGTGGTTGTCCTGTTGGATGCCGCTTTTGCGGCACAGGTTCTAAGTTTGTTAGGAATCTTACTGCTGATGAAATTGTAGACCAGATTGTAATTGTTCTAACTGATAAAGGTCTAATCAATGACATTAACGAAAAGTGTAACAAGCTACAGTTTATGTTTATGAGCATGGGTGAACCTATGTTAAATTGGGCAGAAGTTGAAAAAGCAATTGTCAATCTTCATAAAAAGTTTAGTAATGCTCAGTTACTACTTTCGACTATTGGCTGCGATAATGATGAAACTTTTGCAAAGATGATTGCTCTATCTAAGAAGATAGATAAAATTGGTTTGCAATTTTCTATTCATAAGTCCAATGATACAGAGAGAAATGTATTAATTCCATTTAAGAAGAAGATGAATCTTCAAAAGATTAGAGATGCTGGGACTATCTGGTGGAAAGAGACAGGTAGGCATCCGTTCTTAAATTATTGCATTGATGGAACTAATAATGGAGATAAAAATTTCAAAGAACTTACAGACTTGTTTTCTCCTGTAATCTTTAATTTTACTTTTAGTGTAGTTTGCGCGTCTGATGAAACTATGAAAGATGCGGCGTTTAGAAACTTAGATGTTATTAAGAAGTTTCAGGATAAGTTCTTAGAAAAGGGTTATAATGTAAGGACATTTGACCCAGCTGGTCAAGATGATATTGGTGGTGGGTGCGGCCAGCTTTGGTATGTTCAAAAGTGGCTAAAGTCTCACCAATAGTTTAAAAGCAGTTACTTATTAGACTTATATTCTAAAGATTGCATGGACGATTAGCTCAGTTTGGCTAGAGCGCTGATTGATAAGCAAGAGGTCATTAGTGCAAATTTAATATCGTTCATGTAAACTTTGGATTATAGTTTATAAAGACCAAGAAAGTGCAAGATTAGTTTAATGGTAAAACAGCAGACTTATAAACTGTATTATCGCCAGATTAGCGAAAATTTTTGGTTCGAGTCCAAAATCTTGCACTTTCTTGGTCTAAATTATATAATCGCTATCATGCGATTTTTATATTGTATAATTGAGTAAGCTACTTATTGGAGTAGCTACCATAAGGAAAAGCGAATAAACCTCAGCGCCTGCTTACTCAATATTATTATTGAGGTGGAACTGGGGAAGATATGGCTTTTATTTATGTAATTACAAATGATGTTAATGGAAAGCAATATGTTGGCAAAACTAACTTTTCACTCGAAAGAAGATTTAGAGAACATATTGCAGACAGCAAAAGAGAAAGATGCAATAAGCGTCCTTTATATTCAGCTATGAATAAATATGGTATTGAACATTTCCATATTGAGCAATTAGAAGAATGTTCTGCCGAAGACTCTTCAAAAAGAGAAGAATATTGGATTGCTAAATTAAACACATATGGTTATACTGGATATAATGCCACAAAAGGTGGCGATAGTAAAAAGTATTATGATTATAAAGAAATTGCTGAGAAATATCTAGAACTTGGTACAATGTATAAAGTTTGTGAATTTTTTCATTGCGATTATGCCACAGTAAGAGTTGCGTGTAAAGAATGTGGTATAAAAATAACTACGTCAGCTGAGCATTTATCTAAACCAATTATAATGATTGACAAAGAAACAAACAAGCCTTTAAAAACATTTTGCTCTTGCAAAGATGCAGGTAGATGGCTTAAAGATATAAAGAAATGTCGGCATATCGCACAAGTCTGTAACGGCGTAAGAAAAACAGCTTATGGATATAAATGGGCTTGGTTAAAAGATTATCAATAAGATATAACCTAGTTTAAAACAGCATTAGATACAGAATAATGATAACTCGCAGCGCTTCTTTATAGCGAAACTTGACAGAGAGAGGTCTGATGCTGTTTATATATGGAGATGTGGCGTAATGGTAGCGCAGCACCCTGCTAAGGTGTCGTGGTGAAAGCCATTCCGAGTTCGAGTCTCGGTATCTCCGAGTTTTCCACGCTCCTATTGGCGGTGGCTTTGAAGCTGTGCCGAAAACAGCTTTTGCGGTAGAATAGGCAACGCCGCATATTGGCAGTGGTGTTAAAGCAGCGACCGAAATGAGCAACGACTAGGAAGCAGAGCGCCGCCGCCATAAGGAAGTGGAATCGAACCAGCGTTCGGACTCGCCTCGAAAGCGATGTGTTCCTTAACAGGGAATCTGGAGCGTCACCAGTCACTTCCTCCACACATTATGTAGGGTAACTTCTTTTATAGAAGTTACCCTATTTTTTTATTGACAGACGGCAATTCAAAATGATATAATATATTTAAAGAAAAGGCCAAGAGAAAGAATATAAAATGCCTACTTTCATTTGTACCGTATGTCAAAATAGAATTAAAGAACATGGTAGCAAAGTTGATTGTGGATACTATAATGATACTCGCCCAATGATTGAAGATACAACAAAGTTGTACGATAAAAGTTTTCTTTGTAATCGCTTCGTTCATGTAAGGTATAAAAACATAGATACTTGTAAATCAAAGAGAAAGTATTCCTGTCGATATGATGCATTGTGTGCGGCAAAGACTGTATTTGTTAATAGTTCTAAAGTTCTTCGCCCATATAAATGTAAAATATGTAAATCTTGGCATTTAACACATGAATGCCAAGATGAATATAATCCAAAGCAGGAATATGATAAAGCAAGAAAAGCACATCGACTTTACGATTAGACATTAAGCCAAAAGAAGGAGATAAATATGGCTAACCTTTATGTTCTAGCAGGAATTCCCGGGTGCGGCAAGTCGTTTTGGGCGCATGAGCATTACGCCGAACTTAATGCCAAAATTGTTTCTCGTGATTATATTCGCTTTGAGTATATGGCAAATGACCCTGATTTTCTTCCTTCTATGGATTACTTTAAGTATGAGAGTGACGTTATTAAGGGTTTCTATAGTCAGATTAACGACAATCTTTGCAATGATATTAATGTTATTGCAGATGCTACTCATATTTCTTGGAAGTCGCTTCGCAAGACCGTTGAGAATTGCGGCAAGAACGCCGACAAGATTATCCTTGTGTACTTCAACCGTGGTCTTGACATCGCTTTGCCGCAGAATGCTAAGCGCGGAGGTGTTGAACGTGTACCTGATGATGTTATCAAGCGCATGTGGGCTGGTCGTTATATGCCTGCTCGCGCTAAGACCAAGGGTCTTGTAGACGAGTATATGATTGTGTAGGTGAATATGGAAAAAGATACCGTATATGTTTTTAAGCAGATTTTAGATGCTATCCAAGAGCTAGAAAAGATTGGTTTACCTATTGGCTTTGAATATTGCGTATATGAGATGCCGCAAAAAGAATGTGAAGATATATGTATAATCTTGCAGAAACTTGGGTATAATGCAATTATAGGACACAGACTCGGTAGTGAGTCTACAATTACAGTAATGAAAGAGTAGATATGTGTACATTTGATTATCCAGAACATTATAATTGTCTTACAAAAGACCAGCAGGAAAGCGTTCTAAGCTGGTTTAATACTATGAAAGACATTGAGCGAAGTATTATCAGCACTTCTGTAAAAAGCAAGTCTGAACGTGAGCTAAAGGCTTTTTCTGAAAATCGTGAACGTTATGAGACGCAGCTTCGCGGTGCGCAGTCCATTCTACGGTCGATGGGTATCTTCGTTGAATATAATTGGCCCGGCCATGAGCATGAGTATTTTCTAGCGACTGCGGCAGATGCTGAGCGTTATCGTAAGGAGCATGAGTAATGGCCGCATGTATTCATGGAGATGTATGCCGTGCATGGATGCGACAGACAGGCAGTATCGCACCATTGCGTGCGTCTTGTCCTAATTGTCCTTGGTTTGAACCTAAGTATCGCCCTTGTGATACTTGGTTTAATAGAGATTGTATGCGCGATTGGCAAGGTCGCCCAGTTGTAACTTGTCGCGCAATGTTTTAGAAAGGTATTTTATGATTGCTAACGATGCCCGCACAATGGTATATGATACTCTTTATAAATATGAGTATGATATTCCACAAGAGCTAGAAGATAAAATCAATGAAGAGATTATTGCTGCGGCAGAGCGTATGAAGTTTCGTTGTAAGGTCGAGCTTTTCCCTTGTGATAATGAACGAGCGCAAGATGTAGAATTTCGCCGCAGTATTGTTGTGTATTATCATAGCTTAGGTTATAATTGTTATATAACACCGCATAACGGTCATTTTGTTTTAGTAGTGGAGTGGTAAATATGTTTTTTGTTATGATGGACTGGTTTGAAGATGGTGTTGATTCCTATCGTGGAATGAAGGTAATCCCTATTCTAGATAGTGATGCAGATATTGCACTTTTCCTCGCACATGATATTGCCTACAATATGGACGCTTGGGAAGAGTACGAGAAGCCGCACGATGTATATGTATTCCATAGTGATAACGGTATCTTCGATGAAGATGATAACTTTGTATGTTCTTACTTAGATTGCGACAAATTTACTAAATGCGGCGAGCGCAAGTTCAAGGGACGGATTCCTCGGTACTAATGGTAGGGCTAGAAATAGCCCTATTTTTTTCTTGTAGTAAGCCATATAAAATGATATAATATATTTAAGAAATGAAGCAGAAAGGATTTTATATGGCTTCTGAGTTCGGTTTCCGTCCTTGTAAGATTGAAGACTTGAAAGGACAGCCAAAAGTCCAAAAGATGTTGCAAATCTATATTAAGGCAGCGCAGATTAAGAAGGAGTCTTTCCCGCACACGATTATCACAGGCCAGTCTGGATGCGGCAAGACCGCAACTGCCAATGTGATTGCACATGAGCTTGGTTACGGATTCAAGGCTTTCTCTGGTCCCGCGATTAACGATAAGAAGGTAATTGACGAGATTCTTCTTAATCTTAAAGAGAATGACGTACTCTTCATTGACGAGATACACCGCATTAGCCAGCGACTTCAAGAGTCTCTATACTTCGCAATGGAGCAGTTCCAAGCAGATGTTGTAGTAGACGGAATAGCGACAAGAGTGAGCTTGCCGCATTTTACTCTTATTGCCGCAACTAATCTTTATGGTGGTCTTAATGATGCACTCTTGAACCGCTTTCCTATTCAAATTAAATTGGCCGCATATTCTAAAACTGATATGGCATCTATTGTAGAGAAGATTTGCCAAGAGAAGAAAATCAAGATTGATGAAAAGAGTATCTATAAGATTGCGGCAACTACTCGCGGCATTCCGCGCAATGCCAATTCTTATGTAGCCCGTGTATATGATTTTGCCTTGGTTATGAATGATGGTATAATCAATCCTGAAATCGTTGATGAAGCTCTATATGTGATGGGAATCAATAAGTTTGGTCTTAATCAAGACGATATGGATTATATGAATTTCCTTAACAGCAATACTCGTGCTGTAGGTGTAGATACAATCTGTCTTACTCTTGGTATGGATAAAGATACTGTACAGACGAAGATTGAGCCTTATCTGTTATCTAAGTGTTATATTCAAAAGCAGCCGCGTGGTCGTGTTATCACCGATTTAGGCCGTTCAATGATGGGAGAGTGTGAATAATGGACGCAGAAGCTATTCAAGAGATTGCGAACCAACTTGGTATTACGGTTGATGCAGTTACCAAAGAAGTGATTCCAGCCTTTGCACAGTTTGAAACAGCAAATTATACCTTTGGGGCTATTCTATTTGGGTGTTTATTCGCTTTGACTTTAACTTTAACGATATTTTTTATTAAAAAGGGCATAATTGAAAAAAGAAATGGTGATTTAAATCAAGACTACGATTCAAGTCTTTATTTTATAATTGGTGCTATCGCTGGGTTTTGTGCAACAGTATTTTTCGTTCTTTTGTTTTGTTCAATTTCATCCATTGCTCTTTGGGTATATTATCCTTATGGTTCTTTTATTAATTATATTCTTAATTAGTCGGAAAGAATGTGAACAATGAATACAGAAGTTATTAAAGAAATCGCAAATCAGCTTGGAATCGCCGTAAGCGCTGTCACGAAAGACGTGATTCCCGCATACGCTTCATATGCTATTGCGGCGCATGTTAGTAGAGTTATTATTTTTGCTGCCATTACTATTGCTCTTTTGGTCTTGGCTCGATTTTTCATAGCTAAAAGCAAGGAATATGCTAATTGGGAACAAGAAAAACTAACTAAGTATCAGCGCAGCGATATGAAGGATAAATATGAAATTTTTGAAATGGTAGGCTTTATCTGCTATGGTATCAGTGCATTTACCGCAGTCATTTTAGTGGTAGAACTTGCAACTATGATTCCTTGGATTGTATCGCCTTATGGCGCTTTTGTACATCTTCTGATGCCGCCGCAATAAAAAATTCTTGCATTTTGTTATATATTATTATATAATATATATAGACCAAGAGGGAAAGGAAATTACATGATTGGCTCCATGGTTCTTTATAAGGCTCTGTACGGCGATGTATATGGCGTAGTCATTGATGTTCTTTTATTCTGCGATAGCCTTGTCATTGTTGATGAAGATGGCGTGTTCCATACCGCCAAGCGTGAAGATGTCTACTATCTCTAAGGAGTTTAACATGTGCAAGTATTGTAATTTCAAGATGAAGGCCATTTGGGGCAATAGCATCGACTGCACTGATTATGACAGCGCCTGTTCCGACGTTGGTATATATATTCATTACTCTTACGTAGATAAAACCCACTATCTCATTGGCGAGTATTACGATAATGGCATTGATAAGTTCGGTCTGTCGCATGAGATTAAATATTGTCCTTTCTGTGGTCGCAAACTCTAAGGAGATTTAATGAATTGCAACCTTATCTCTAACATTTTGTCGGCTTTGGAGACTATCGCATATAATGAAGGCTGGCTGGTTGGTGAGTATAACGGCGAGACGCGCAGCACTTTCTACTATCGTGGAATCAAATTCACAGTAGTTGGCCGCAAGCAAGTACCTGTCTATTTTGATATTTATTGTGAATATCAAAACGGGAAGGATGTTACGTATAGCAAGATTGGCCGCACATATCTAGGTGAGAAAGGCGTAATGGGCGAGAGTCCTGTTCAGAACTTCGCAGTTATGCTTTTCTGTGATATGGTAAAGGAATCAAAAATCCTTACTATTTTCTAGTTGACCTACGCTCTTTAATATTATATAATATTATTAAAGAAAGCCAAGAGAAAGAAGAAAGATATGCGCTACGTTGTTGAATGTGAACTTAATCGTTTTCAAGCATGGTCTGGCGGCAAGACTTGGTTGGAAGAGTTGATTGACCATCCAAAGGCTTACGATTATATCGTTGACTTGGTTGAAGAAGCCGAGTTGTATGGAGAGGGCGAAGCCCGCACTGAGACTGATATTAACGATTATCTTTGGTTCTATATGAAATATGACTTGGAAGAAGCCGGGTTCCTCAATGAAGATCATAAGTGGATTGAAGACACAGACGAAGAGGAAGAGAATGAAGATGCTTAAGCTATCTGTTGGAGATTATGTTACCTATACTAGTCCTGCTGGTCTTGTAAGTGTTGTTAAGATTTTGCACTTCAATAGCAACGGAACAGTCCTCGTTAAGTATCTGAATGGCTCTACCGTTTACGTACCAGAGAATAAGTTGTCTCTATATTAATTGTAAACAGGGGCGCAAGCCCCTGTTTTTATTTTCCAAGAGAGGAAATAGAATGAAGAGCGCTAAAATTTTGTTTGATACCATTCATGGTAAGTGCAGTAATGGTGATATGTATAACTGGAAAGCATGTAAACCTAAAGAGTATGATAATGTGGTATCATTCGATGTGCGGCAAAAGGCAGACAATCAGCTTCTTTGCTCTTGCGCAATAAGTTGTTTTGAAGAGTACATTGAGCGTGACCCTGACTGGCCTATTGGTCGGGTACATTTTTTGTTCTATGATGGTTGCGATTCGTTAGAGTTTAATGTAGAAGATTATAAATGCGAGGTCGGTAGCATCTACATGAATGACATTATCGACATGGCAATTAAGATGCTCTACCGATAATTTTATACTTGCGGCCAGTCTTATATTATTATATAATATATATAAAGAAAGACAAGGAAGGGATAAAACATGACCCAGAGCAGCAAGAAGTTCAAGCAGACTATCAATCAGGTTTTTGCCAGCGTCAACCATGTGATGCGTATGTGCCATGAGGATGTGGCAATTGCAAGTATGGACGAGCAGACTTATACTTATTCTTTTTGTGATAAGCATGTGACTGTTACGGCTTATGTTAATTATAAGGGCTTTGAATATGCGCCGCTATTCGTTATTGCCGCACTCGGCAGTGACGATGTTGAGGAATTGATAGTATATAGTGCAGGTTATATGGAGTGTGCATATGTTTATGCCGCCATTTGCCAAACGTTGGGAGTGTAAGATGAATAAGTTTATGAATCAGCTTATCCACGATTTTATGTATGATAATGTTGTCAAGTACTCTTGGCATATCTTGAATATCGTGAAGAAGGAAGAGGATAAACTTTATGTTCGAGTCGCTTCTGATATTTCTGATAAAACTGCTGATTGTAATATTCACATCTATCCTAACGGTGGTAGCTTGGACGATAGCGATTCTGCTGCTTACAATTTTGTGCTATGTTTTCGAGACAGTGAAGGATATAATGCTGAGACTGTTGTGGGAGTTCTAGAGAAAGTGGCGGATGCCGCGCACGTTCTTGACTGTCTATTGGCCGCAAATGATTTTGATAAGGATTAATCATGAGTTATTATCTAACTGATGAAATTGTTAAGAGCTTGACTGAATATGCCGCCAAGGTTGAGCAAGCATACCGCGAGCGTCCTCTTTGTCATTTTGATTGGAAACCCGCATGTATTTCTGTAAATGAACTTAATCCAAGCAAAGTGTTTTTCAATATGGTTTGGCTTGATGATGAATCACTTAAAGGTTGCGTATCTGTTGATGATTTAGTAATTACTGACAATAATTTGGAAACGCAACACAAGCTAGATTTTTCAATTTGGAAGTATAATCGTCATATGGGTAATTCAACTGCAAAGTTCGTTATTCCGTACCATGGCGGCAAGGATTGGGATTCTATTGGTTAATACGTTTATAATTTTGTAGATGAAGTTGATACTTTAATGAGTTGTTATTAGGAGAGCTATGAATGATTCAAATACTTTAAATATTCTAGAGAAAATCTACAATGCTATTAAAAAAACATAGTCTTGATAGGACTCAATGTTGGACGGTTGGTCATGTAAAGTTTTACAAAAATAGGCTTACTTCGTATTGTACTTTTGATATTCTTGCCAGCTATAACCAAGAATCTTTTGGTCGGTGTAGCATCACTCTAATCAATACAGAAACTTCTTTTGATTCTTTGACTGTTTCATTTAAGGCATATAAGGAAAGTGTCTATGGAACCGGCAACGTGTATCCTCAAGTTACTTTGCCACTAAGTCGATATGAAGTCACTGACGATGTTTTGGGACGTTATTTTTATCGTTTGATACATAATTTATATGCTTTGGCTGTTTTTTATTAGGAGAAAAAGTGTGAATATTTTTAAAAAAATCTACAATGCCTTAAAAGTCTATTGCTTTAATACAAACAGCGCGTGTTGGGAAGTTGGCGTTATTAAGTTTTATAAAGATGAAGCTGATAATTTTGATACGTCCTGCTCTTTTGAAATTATGTCTAAATATGACAAAGAACCATTGGGATATTGTAGTATTTTTTTGACTACAAAACCAATGGAAGGCAGCCTTGTTGTTGTATTTAATACTTATAAAGTAAACACGAATGATGCTGTATATCCAAGTATTACTTTGCCGTCAAGTCGTTGTGAGTATGATAATGATATACTTGGACATTATTTTTATCTTTTAGTTGACCAGCTATATCATATGACTGCTTTTTAAATCGCACGCTTAAAATTTTTCTTGCAAATGGTGAAATAATAGTATATAATATAAGTATACCAAGAGGGAAAGGAAGGTATATGAAGCACAACGATTACGTACAGTATCTTAACCCCTATACTCGCAAGTTCATCATCTGCCAGGTTGAAGAGATTTACGGCGATGGTCATGTTCTTCTGTATGCAGTCGATACGAACGAAGCATTTCTGGTAAACACTTGGGAACTTTTGTCTTATTAAGGAGTAATTTATGATTTTACCAAATGAAGTAAAAGTGGAAGTCTTTTAAAAAATTCCGACCCTGAGAACTATTCTCAGACTCTTGAAGTGAAGATTGATGACGCTCTTAGATATGACTCAGGCAAGAATCGCGTGCATTGTGATCTTGTTCTTCATTGTCTTACCACTCGCAGCATTAATACTCTTTTTAAATATATTGATGCTGGATATGATGTTATGATTAGCAATGACTGTGATGAAAATGATATAACATTGACTGTTTATCATTATTTTAAGGAGTAAATGTGATTTCACCTTATGAAGTTAAAGATAGGCAGCTTAATGAAGATTTTGGTATGAGCCTTGAGCGTCATATTGATGATGGATTAACATATAATCGTGTAACTGATTCCTGCAACTTTACTTACGTTTTTCAAGAAATCTCTGTTGAAAAGATGAAACTTTTAACAAAATATATGAATGCCGGCTACGAAGTCACTATCGAACCGCGTTCTTGTGGCAACAAAACAAAGCTCGCAGTTTCGTTTTCTTATCGGTTTAACAATGGAAAGTAGAATTTATGATTCAACCTTTAGAGTTTAAACGTGAATACATTCATAATAATCCTTCTCATGCAAACGAACATACCAGTCTTGAGACTATGATTGACACAGCTTTAAAGTACAGCGCCTATGATAATACTACGTATTGTACCCTTTATCTTCTATATTTGAGCGAAGCCGATATTAAAGTCCTTGCTAAGTATGCCGAAGCTGGATATAAAATTGGTATTAAAACAGCACATCATTGCGATGATACTGATGATATAGAAGTGACTGTTTGTTATTATTATTAGAGGTAATATGAATATTTTGACCCATTGCGAAACCAATGTCTTTTTTAAATATTTCCTTAAAAAGACAATTTTTATGCCGCCGACTCAATCTGAGTGGTGTTCAGTTTATAAAGGCTGTGATAAACGCACTCGTAAAAATATTAAGAAAGCGATTGATTTATTAAATAAATATCGTTTTTTTGCACATTGTAGCGTTGAACCCATAAAACCTTATTGGGAACTTTGCGATATTATGGTCACTGTATGCATTCCAGCAGACCGTGAAAAGTGGTGGCAAGATTGCGGTCAAATACTTTATCAACGGTTATTCTATCCTATTATGCGTCATTAGTCCAAAAAAGTTCTTGCGTTCTGTTTGAAATTGTTATATAATATAATTAAATAAACCAAGAGAAAGAAGTTCTTATATGTGCAAGTATTGTGAGTATAGCAACGATGCTCGATTTGGCGCAAACATGATTGATGATGAATATTCTGAGGGCGAGGGCTATTCTATTACCATTTGTGATGTCTTTAAAAATCCGCAGCGCAAGTTCATTTGCATTGATGATGAATATGGTGAATCTGCTGCAAGCTCGATTGATATTAACTTTTGCCCCATCTGCGGTAGGAAGTTGTAATAGACCAATAGAGTAAAAAAATACTTGCGGTTCGTCCTCCATTATTATATAATATAATTAAAGAAATGGCAAGGAAGAAAGGTTTTCCAATATGGCTAAGTACATGAAGGCTAACATCATCTTCAACAAGTTCTACGAGGGCGATGGTCGCTTCTGCGGCATTGAGTATACTGAGTGCATGTTCAAGAGCCTTGAACAGCTTGACCGCATCATGGCTGAAGTTGCCGCCAAGAACCTTCGTGAACATCATCTTGTCTATGATGGCTATGTTGGCAGCATTGAGAACCTTTAATCTGATATATTATTTATCCAAGAGAGGAATTAGAATGGGTTTGATTTATCTTTCTTTCAAAAACATGGTTGAGGATGATGCAAAAAACTTTATTGTTGCCAACTTCGAGGACGGTACCTATGATGGTGATACGGACTGGAGCGAAGTCTTTGATGACATGTATGATTCTGATGATGTAACCGGCAATGCTTTGCTTGCTGGGCATCCTGATTGTTTCTTCGTGTCGTATGCGCCCGACCGTGAGAAGATTGCGTTTATGTTCGCCGATGAAGATATTCGTGAGACACTTGAGGATACGTATGGTGACGAAGTGCCTTGGTATGAGTTCGTTGGGCATGGTCAGGAGGGCATCAACGAGTTCGATACTTGGATTCGCGTCGCAATTCTTTGTGAGTTGAATGATGATCTTTATAAATATTTTGAGCAAGTCCAGAAGGACTTTAGTAAGGAGAACTAGTATGGGTACACCTAGTGTCGGTATAGGCGTAGAAAAATGCAGTAATTTTGATGGTCCATTTTATAAGAGCAATATTGTGATTAATTCAGAAGTTAAGACAGCTGAGTACGCAAAGGCCGCATATCAGCTTGCTTCTTTGAATGCCAAGTTCCTTGCCAAATTTCACTATGGCACTGATTTTGCAGACAATATCGTGGATATGGAACTTGATGATGATTTGATTGAATTCCTCTATCCTGCACTTATCGAGGGCTATGAGAAGTTAACTAAGAAAAAGCAAAAGCATGAGGAAGAGATTAACCGCAAGTTTAATCAAAATTCAGTTAATATGATTAAGCGCGTCAAGTATGATAATCCTTGGACTATCGTGTGGTGGCGTGACGGCAAGGTTACTCGCTCTAAGTGTGCTGAGAACGACGTGTGGAGTGAGTCCGCAGGTTTTAATGCGTGTGTTGCCAAACATTATTTTCAGACTGCTGGCGCATATAACAAAGTTTTGAAAACATATTGTACCGATGTACACAACGATAAAGTCACCAGTTAGCAAGATGGTTACGATACTGGCTATGCAGATGGTCGTGAAGATGGCTACTATGAAGGTCGTGAAGATGGTTACGATGAAGGCTTCGAGGACGGCCAAAACTATGAGCGCCAAGAACGAAAAGAAATGAATTTTGAAGACTAGATTGGCCGCACAAGGAGAGTAGAGAAATCTATTCTCCTTTTTGCTATTGGAGGTTATATGGATTATATCTATAAAGATATTTTAGATGCCCTTAATACTACTGACGATACAGATAGTATCGCTGATTATGTTAATAAGATTGAAAGCGGCAGTGGCGAGACTTTCTACGATTGGCTCGGGAACGTGATTGACGTATGGGACGATGAAGATTATGATTAATGAAGTGTTAGGAGTTGTCTGTCTTGTTTGTGCAATCGTTGGAGTATGCGCTGTCTTGTCTTTTGTATTCTCCTGTTGGGAACATGATAATGACGCTGGCGACATTGATTGGTAGTTCTCCTATAAGTCTGCTTATTTTCACTGTCCTATGTGTTATTGGTTTTATCGTTGGTATCTGTATGATTCTGTATGCGGCAAGGGAAACTGTATTTCTTGTGCGTGAGGTAATCCAAGAGAAGAAGAAATAAGTCATTTGACCACATAAAATTTTTCTTGCAGTTCGCTTTATAATGTTATATAATATTATTAAAGAAAAGTTAAGCAAGAAAGTTTTCGACATAGAAACAAGTTTAGGTGCTTGCGAGTAGCAGTATTTGTAACGTTATCTTTTGATTGGAAAATGGTTGATTATGAATAAGTATAGGCGCGTTAACAAATGGTGGGAAGATAAATCGCGCGAGTGTGTTTTTTGCCATTCAAAACTTAGTGTAAAATATGACGTGCTGATGCTTGCGCCTAGCAACGGTAGGGCTAAGGAAACTTGGGTTCCATGCTGTAATGAGTGCATATTGCACCATGCATTTGGAACGAAGTAATTCGTCCTTTTATTTTACTATTGTTTCAACAATGAATCGAAATGGAAAATCTTAGCTATATAATTTTGGATTAGAATACTATATAAATAAGAAAAGAACTTTGAAAAGGATTTCAAATGACCAACAAATATGATAACCTTCGTCTCAATGTTATCCTTGACCGCATCAAGGATAAAAATATTCTTACGAAAACTGCCGATGTTATTTGTCGTATGCGTGAGAATGTAGATTGCCCTAATTTTTTCTACATTCCTGCTGACTGTATGAGTGATATGGACTATGTAATTGCGACTATCAATTATATTATCGTATCTTTTGGTTATAAGGCACATTGGGATTGTCTTAGTTATGCCAAGGTTGGCGGCAAGTATTGTATTCATCTGTTTCTGGAGGAAATTGACCTATAAAAAGTTCTTGCGGTCTGCTCTATATTATTATATAATATATATAGAGAAAGGGAGAGGACAAGATAAAGTCCTCCAAGAGAAGGAGAAAGTATATGACCAAGGTTGAGACGATTCTTGCACAGGTTGACGGTCTTCTGGATGCGGCATATGAGGTTGTTAATGATGACAAGTCTTGGAAGGATGTTACTCCTTTGGTGAACATTGCTGCCGACATGCTTCTTGCAGAGCGTAAGGACTATTATGCTGGTTGCGCCTATTGGGTTGTTTGCGAGGGGACTGAGAAGGAAATGCTCGATGCCAAGAATACTCTTGAGGACCTTGGCCTGTGTGTCTGTGATTACTATTGGCATGATGCTGACGAGTATGATAATAAGCCCGGCGGTCATTTGAGCGTCTATTGGACTGTCAACGACTGGGATTAGGAGTATCATATGCTGTTGAGCAATGAAGAATATAAGAAGAAGAATGTCTACTGGACTTTAGATTTTGTGCTATCTGCGAATTATTATATTTATCAGTGTGCCGCATAATCAGAATTGTGTCACAAGGGTTGCATATGATAATATGACTCTCCAAGAGTGTCATGCAGTTGTTCTCCATTTTCAGAAAAAAGGCTTCGAAGCTACTTGGTATCAAAAAGATGATAAAAAGCCTATCATTGTAGTATCTTGGGGCTTGCCGTTTGATATTGATGAAACTGATAATATATATAAATTCAATATTCAAATGGCTAATGGACCTTATAAAGTTGTACAAGCATTAGCTTCGTATATTCATTATGTTTATGTTTGCAGCTATAAGGATATTTGCGTTATTCCTTTTGAGCATTTAGATTATATTGCCGGCGATTATTTAACCTATAAAACATTTACAGATGCTCTTCAAGAAGCGGAAGAATATTATTCATTAAAGATTCATACGGGTACTCTCGATGAAGAAAACTGTGAATCTGAGTATATTTGTATCCAAAAGAAGGATAAAAAAATTAAATAGTGCGTAGTAAAAGACCTGCGGCCTATGGCCGTGGGTCTTTTCTTTTGCTTGACAAAATAGACGAAGTATGTTATATTGTAGATGTGGCAGAGTATCTTGATGTCCGTGTGAAGTGTGCTTATGCGTTTTTGCGTGTTAATTAAGTAATGGCGCAAGTGCGCGTTAAATTATCTTTAACGGACGAGACGGATTGGCAAATGACAAAACCGCAGGTATTTTGGTGGGTATTTTTTTACTTTCGGAGTGATTAAAAAATGCACACCAGTGTCAAAACGGTTAAAAAATACACACCAGTTATAATTTCCGCAGGTACTTTGGTGGGTATTTTTTAACCTTAAATTTTTAGCGAAGCGAAAGGAATGATTAGAAAGTTAAAAAATGCACACTAGTTAAGGTAAAAAAGTGAAAAAATGCACACCAGTCCCTTCAAAACTGTTAAAAAATGCACACCCCTAATAAATTATATAATAAATTATATAATAAATTATATGTCATGCACGCGTGTGCAAGAAAGGAGAAATATGACAGACAAAGAAGAAGAAAGCCACAAAGCACCTAAGCTAAGTTTTAGCGTAGACCCAGAGAAGTTGGAAAATAAAAACTGTGACTACAATGCTATGGGCAGTCTCATGTTGGATACTAGGCTGGAGAAAGACAATACGAGAATTCTATCTATGAAGGATAGTCGAGCCAGATTGAAAAGTGTTGGCTTGACGAACTATCAGATTAGAAATGTCATGAGCTGCTTTGAATCTTTAGATGTTATCAAGATAAATGGCATGAATGTTATCGTGCAGCCAGTGGAAGGGCAGTACGTTACGATTCCAGTGGATACAGTTAGGTTTTGTCTCAGTGCGTTGAGTGCGGACTGCTTTAAGACGTATTGCTATCTTAAAAGATGGTATCAGCTTCATGAAGCGTTCTTCAAAGGCGGTGAAAATTATTTTTTCTCTCGTACTGAGATTTTAAAGGCTCTTGGATATTATAAGGATGCTAGGAATATTCGTAGAGTTGACGAGTTCCTTATCGTACTTAGGGATGTCGGTCTTATCGAGTATGCGGGAAAGGCTGTATATCGTAAAGGAAAGAAAGGTCTTTATACCGAGTTGTATAAGGTAAATGATTATGCACGTGCGCAGAAGGAATCTATTGAGAATACATTGAGAGAATTAAAAGTATTTACCGAGTATGCTGAATCTGGTTGGTTGACTTTACAGCAGGTAAAAGAATGTTATACATATTTGGATGAATATGTAGGCGACCAATGGCTTAAACACTTAGCTAGGTCTAGGGGAAATACAGATAAGGTAGATGCCATCTTGTCTTTATCTGAGAATAAATTGAATCTTGATAGGTTTTGTGACGGTGATAGTTTAGAAAATTGTGCAGAACTGATTAAAGAAGCTGTTCAAAAGCTAGAGAGAAAGTCCATATAAGGGTAAAAATGATTACATGACTTAGTGGAAGGAAGTATGCATTTTACCAGTTCAGCAAATCAATGTCAAGAAAAAAAAAATTTTTTATCTTTGCCTTTTAATTTTCGATTTCAATTACAAAAACGAATTTCATTTCTAAAACGAAATTGAATTCCATTTCGGTTTTCATTTTCAAAACCAAATTCATCTTGAAAAAATTCTTGCATCCAATGAAAACTTATAGTATAATATAATTAAAGAAAGGGAGGGGATAAGAAACCTCCCGTGGGTTCCAAGAGAAAGAAGATTAACATGACCCAGTTTGAGATTTACAACACCATCAAGTCCGCTATGTCCGACAACGCAGACGTTGTAGAGTTCTGCGATAAGCAGCTTGCGGCTATTGAGCGCAAGCGTGCCAAGGACGCTGAGAAGTCCGCAGAGAAGCAGGCTTTCCTTGACGAGATTTACGCAGCTCTCAAGTCTTTTGACGAGCAGGCGGGAGCCACCTCCAAGGCTGTAGCCATGCACATGGGCGAGGATGTCAGCTCCCGCAAGGTTGCGGCCAACATGCGTTTCCTCGTTGAGGACGGTCGTGCCGAGAAGGTGGCAGTGAACAGCAAGACCTTCACGTACAAGGCTCTGTAGCGAAATATTTAATAAGTAGGGTCTACTTATTAGAGTTTTTAATTAGAAGAGCCGTGGAGTCCATTTGACGAGACTCCCGGCCTATTCCAAGAGATAGACGGAAGTAAGCATATGCGGCACACTTACTATGATATGAAAGGTAACGAGCATACCATAGAGATTCCTGACGAGTATATCGAGTCCAAGAGACAGCAGGCAATTCTCAAAGCAAGTGCGGCCAACCTCTATCTGTTAGAGCATGGTATAGAATATGATGCAGCCTATAGGCCTGATACAGACAAAAAGGAGAAGAAAGTGTCTGAAAAGCGATTGATTATGAATTCCATTGCGGATGCACTGGGAGAACTTACCATGACCATCGGTGACTGGGAGGATTCCCCGCATGGCATCGAGGTCGGCGATGATGGTAAAATCCGATTCATTCTTAATTCCAAGACGTATGAGATGTCTATGGTATGCAAGCGTAAGCCCAAGGCAAAATAAGATTGCGGCCAAAATTTTTGGGCAGGAAAGTGTAATTTACGCTTTAATAAAAACATATATTAAAAAAACACTTTTTAAATGTAACTAATTTAGTCACATTTCCGCATTGATTTCACTTACAAAAGCATGTGCCGCACATTTCTTTCTTCTGTCTCTTGGTTTATATGAGCTTATTTTATGGCGCGCCTTTGGCGATTGATTCTCACTTTCTACTGGCCGCAGGAATCACGAGAGATAGACTTATTTTTCTTATGTCGTACAGGGGTACGCAAAAACGATTAAAATTCATTTTAGAATGCTCTCTTGGTAAGTGTCAGTTCTGTCCCTTCTCGCCATATAGGCGGGGAGGGATTTTTTTATTTAATTTTATGATTGACTTTCATTTTAGGATTTTGTGGACGCTATGGTGCAGACCCCAAAATCTACATAAATTCGCCATATACGCGAACGGCGGCAGGTCCAAATATGGTATTATTGTATAGTATTCCTCTATTATATTATACCATACAATTCCTGTTTTGTCCAGTATTTTCTGTGAAAATCACAGAAAATACAGGGGAACTCGCTACCTATGGTAGCGAGGTTCCGCAAGACTCTTCACAAAACCAACACGGAATCTCCACAAATAATAGTTAGGTACCTCACAATGATTCGGAGTTAGCCAAGGGTAACACTTGCTCGGGTCGCTCGGTACCTAAGTTAATTTTTTTCGTGTGTGCGGGCCTGTAATGGCCCTAGAACGGGAGATAGCCAAAAGTGCCTAGGAACCGCAAGGGCATAGGCCGCAAGGCCGTTAAACGCGTTTCAGGCGTTCAGTTTTTTGTGTAAAGTTGTGTTTTTGCTTGAAAAATCTTGACAATAAGGTACCTAATCGTGTAAAATCGACCCAACTATGGATTTTCTGTGAATTTTTTCAAAAAGTCTTGACTTTTTCGCGCATTTGTGCTAGGCAGGGCGATCTTTTTCCTACCTTTTAAGTAGGAATTAAACACAAAATAAAGCGCCCTACTTTTAAAGTAGAACGCTTTTATTTAGTTGTGTTATTTTATTGTAAATTGCGCTAGCAGCTTTTGCGCGCATTCTATAAGTACTTGCGCGCTGTCGGTTTCGCCGCTCGCGTAGGCGTTGCCGCCTAGGCGCGTTAGTGTGTGTATTAGTTCGTGAATCTCGACCGGGACTAATACAACTTGACCGCTTTTCATACAGTTGGCGTGGTGGGCTTCAAGCCCGCGCCCTAGGCGCTGTAGCTCTTTGTCGGGTAGCTCGCCAAATGCCGCAATTAGCGCGTTACGTCTGTAGGCTTCCAAACGTGACCGTCCTATGCTGTTCTATAGGTGCAAGGGTAGCGGGTGGGGCTTGTTATCGCCCCACCCTAGGTGACTACGCTACGATAGCATAGGCCATCTTGTTTCCGATGGGTGCAACCTTGGTAGCGCGCTTGTCGAGCATGAGCAACCCGACAATCTTTGCGGCCTTGGGCGCGGACGTTACCACACTCGGGAACTCTGCCATAACCTCAGCGAGAGTAAACGGCTCGCCGTCTGCGTGAGCTGCCGCGAGCTTTTCGGCTGTTGCACGGTTCTCAAGCGCCGTCTTAGACGGCGCCTTGGGCTTTGCCGCGTTCTCCTTGAGGACGTGGAACTTGTGGGAAACCTTACGGTCGAAGTTCTCGACTGTATGGACATCTGCCTTATAGGCATCGCCCATGACCTTGCGGATAAGATCATCGGTTACGCCCTTAGTGCCGCCTTGCGCAAGGATGGCGAACATCTGACAGTCGGTGTACTGAAACTTGGTGCGAGTGGTAGCCATGAGCTAACCCCAATCTGTCCCCGGGACGCGAGTGAGCCGCCGTTCGGCTCTTTTTTCTCTGTCCCCTTTGGACAACTATTACTATATGCTTTGCATAGACTTTTGGCAAGAACTATTTTAAAAAATATGGAGGAATCATGGAAACCGCAGGTAGATGGCCTAGTTTTTTCAGATTCTCAAAATATCGGCACTGTAGCCAGATAAAGCAAAATGAATAGAATCTGGCCATTTGCGGCAAATGGTGCATAAAAAAATTTGGGTATCGGGATGTGTTATGTTTGTGTTTTTCTGAAAATTGTCAAAAGATTTTTCTTGACAAACCTATTTAGGCGGGTGTAAAATTTTGGCCCAGCCTCGGGGCTACGGTTGTTTAAACAAGTGCATTTGAAACGTTTCAAAACTTGAAGCGCTTCAATCGGCGTTACCCTAGGCTAACTTTAAAGCGTTTTAAAAATTGAAGCGTTTCACCTTCGGCGCGCTTGCGCGTCAATCGGGATTTGTGAAGGAAATATGTTTTCAAAAAAATTTGAAAATAATGCTTGACGAAACAGCTCGGGTGTGATAAAATTTTTTGCGTCTTGGAAAGTTTACCCAGGTAAACTATTTTAATTAGTTAGGTACCTAACGATGATTCACGGTTAACCATAGCTAACTTCTTGCCGGATAATGCGGTACCTAAATAAAAAAATATCGCTATAGCGGCCATGAGACGCGTTTTAAGATGCCATTAGGCCAAAGCTCTTATTTTATAAAGGGGCTTGCCGCACGTCCTAGAGCGCTAGAATCGCTTTTGCTCATGGCAAAAGAAAAGGGAGCCGTTAGGCTCCCATTCGTTTAAAGGTCAAGCGTTTTAAATGCCGCGCTTGCATCGCGCCAACCTTGACCACGCGAACCGTGACGCGTCTTTTTGTGCTTTGCCTTTGCCGCAAGCAAAATAGCGGCCTCAATACGTGCGTCTGAAAGCGCTGTATGGTCTTCTGTAAAGTCGTGCTCATTGTTGATAAAGCGGTAAACGCTTTCCGCGCTAGTTGAAGGGTTGCCCGTGGGCGTAAATGCGCCCGTTGCCACGCAATACTTTAGATAGCGCTTGGAGCTAGTAATATTACTTGCGTAGTCCCAAACGTCTTTAAGTCGTAGCTTAAAGGGCATGAACCACGTGGCGAAACCGTTTGAATACGTGCGCAACGTATTGTTTAGCGCTATCTCGTCAAACCTACAATTGTATGCCCACGCGCTTTTAACGTTGCACTCTTTACAATCTGCTTTGAACGTGCGCCAAACCTCATTAAAAGACGCTTCAACCCATTCGCCCGACTTGATACCCTCATAGTAAGTCGGGATTTTGTCGGCATAGTAGGCGCTTTTCATGAGGTCAATTTGATAGAACGTATCAGTGACCACAAACGAACGTTCACGAATAGCGTTATTGTCGTTGTCGCGGATGGTATAACCAAAGTCGTAAACCAAAGACGTTTCGGGGTGCGCCTTGCCATCTTTATGATTGACAGTGGGACAAGTTTCACAATCCAAAACACAGAAGTTAGCCATTTCAAAACCTTTCACTTAGGCTTAACTGATTACACTAACTAGTATAGCGTTTTTTATTGTCGCGTCAATCGTTTATTACTCTACATATTTCCAACAAAAACCGTAAGCGTAAGGTCTGCGTCCTTTTATGCTAGCGATTATGTTACCGCGCCCGTCACGTTTGCCTAACCATCTTTCAGCATCGGCAATACTACCAAAACGTTTTAAAGGTTGCCCAGTATCTTTATCTAACATTATTACAGGTTTTGATAACGTTATGCTTATTCGTTTGTTTCTAGTACCATAATTTGAATTTAAATAAGGCGTTGACCACTCAAGATTAGAAACGTCATTATTTTTTGGATTTTCATCTAAATGATTGATTTGTTCCCAATGGTTTGGATTAGGTATAAACATTGTGGCTACTAATTTGTGCAACCGCCAGTAACGCCTTTCGCCATTCTCACGTAAGACAATAGAGTAATATCCTTTTTTATCTAATTTTGGGCGCATAAAGTCTTGTATATATTTAGAATAAACTCTACCGTCTGAATAAATAATATAATTGTGGTTATCGGGGTATTCTTTTGTCATTACCATAATATTCTCCTTTCATCAAGTATAGTATAACATAAAAATATAAAATTGTCAAGTTAGCCATAGCTAACTCAAGGTACCTAACTGTAGAGAATGTGTCGCCGTTTGCGTAGCAAACGCCGGGGTCGGCGCATTCTGCGCCAACACCGAAGTCATAATGAGTGGGCTATTTAAGTGCCGTTGTCCTCCCGACTAAGGTTAGTATAGCACTTTCAGGACATGCCGCACGCGAGAAAAAAGAAAAAGTTTTTCTAATTTTTCTCTTGCTTTTGGTTGCGTGTTGTGGTAAAATCGCCGCCAACTATGGCGTAATGGAAAAAGGCACCTAAAAAGGTGCCTTTAAAGTGCTCCATAGGTTATAAACATAAGTACAAAAAAGGTAATACTCCAATCGTAGGAACCTAAAGCTAATTGAATTAAACAATTCAAGCCCATTAAAGAAGGTAGCCATTCAATAAGATTATATCGTTTCATTTGTCACCGTTTCACGTGAAACATAGGCGATAGCCAAACATAGGCGATAGCCAAACATAGGCGATAGCCAAACATAGGCGATAGCCAAACATAGGCGATAGCCAAACATAGG